TCAGCGTTTCGAGTGGGCCTCGGCCAGCAGCTTCTTGATCCTGGCGTTCACGCTCTCGATCTCGCGTAGCTGCGTGGCCTCGCCGCGCTGCATGCCGCCGAACTTGGTGCCACTTGTAGAAGGTCGCATCGCTGAAACCGCCCAGGCGACACAGTTCCTTGACAGGCATGCCGCCCTCGGCCTCCTTGAGAAAATCGATGATCTTTTCGTCGGTAAATCTGCTCTTTCCATGTCCGCTCTTCCTCTGAAAACGCACTGTACTAACCTGTCGACTGGTACGCCCTATGGGGAGCAGGTCACCGGCTCCAATTTCTTCTCAGCCAGAATGAGCCTAGCCTTGGGATGAAGTCTATGTTTTTGGCAGTCGACTATTTCAGTTTTCTGTGGCTGGCCCTGAATTTTCTAAAAGATTTTTCGCGAAGTATTTCAAGGGGTATATCATGTTTTACCAAATATGTAAGCACATATTCCTTTAGATACTTCTTTTTTTGTTCATTCTCTCGTTGGAGCATGCCTATTGCGTCTTTTCTATATAGGTGCTTGTTTGCGTTGCAATTCCAGTAAATTCCAAGTCCCTGTGTTATATCCTTAGACCAGGATTTTCCGAGTTTTTGGGCAATACTAACGTCCTGCTGGTGCTTATGTCCGTTCAAGAGAAGGAGTACGTGGGCATGGTATCCTTTGGAGATCCCATATTCTATTTTTATAATATAGGCTAACCTGTTTTTGCCATAATCTTTGTTCATAAAACCTAAGAAAACGCTTAGGTGTGATAGAAATTCTTCTAAGTGTATTGATGAATCGTTTTGATGATTGTTTTTGCTGCTTCTAAGGCATGAGGAAATTCCCCTTGCGTATCCTAGGTCGATCCTAATGGCCAGTACCTTCGAGGAAACAGCGAAGGCCTCTTTGACGAGATTGCAGGCGGTTGCAAAGTTGGAATTGCGAAGTCGATCGCGGGCAGAGTTCTGTTTATTGAGAAGTTCCTGAATTACGGTAAGCTCGTGCACGATATCGAAATACGGGAAATAGTCTTGCCAGTCTTGATGGTAGCCGGCGGTCTCGATGTCGGGCCAGATCCAATGATGATCACGATTGCCTCTCCAGAGATGGTATGTCGATAGGATTAAGAAAATCAGTTCTAAAAACTTTGCCAATGCTGGTGGGGGGTGGAGGCGTTGCTGAATGATTGCATTGTGCAAATCTCCGTTTTCGACGAACAACTGTTGGATGCGCATGGCCATATCTAGGGCATGACGTATCCAGTCCAAGGCTGATTGCGATGGTCTAGTAGTGACTGTTGTGTCCGGCTCGACAGCTTTAAGTAACTCAAGTGAGTTAACTGATGAACGCATGTACTGCTCCGCGTGTACCAATGCTTGTATCAGCTCTGAAGCCTGTGGGACGAGCGGAGTTTTGTTTATATGATTTTCTTGGTTGTTCTGGTTGATATTTGCTGAGGGTAAATCCAGAATGCACCGTTGCTCCATGAACTCTTGGATAAACTCTTCATCATCCTTGAAGTAGTTTGAGATGTTTCGAAAGGTGGGAAAATGGATTTCCTTTTTTTTGCCGTAATTTTCATTGAAGAGCCGAATAAGACGTGCGCACATGATGTCGTAAAAATATTTAAATGATTGCGAGGAGTGTTGTGAACGTCTTTGTCAGATTTAAACGTTTTGACTAGTGGGTTCCGAAGTCTTGCTGCGTGGATACAGTGTCAATGCAAGTATCAGCAATAATTTTTGTATGAAAGTAGTAAATGGAAGACTGGAAAATTTGCTGCTCAACATTGTCGAACATGTTCTGGTCATGCGAGATGAAACGATATTCACCTTCGAAATTGCGCATTTGAGACTCTAGGCTTTTGCCATTGACGGATGCGATAGATTCCCAAGTTTTTTGAATTTCCATGGTGGCTGTTGGGCGGTTTCTATCAGTGCCTGGGATGAGTGCTACCAGTGGCAGCTGCCACTGTCCGTTCAGGTCCGAGTAGGGCGCCAAAAGAAACTTGGCGTCACGGAATTTTGGATTGCTACGCATCGCCTCTAAAAAATCCATGACGTTCTCCCGGACAGTGAGGTGAGATGGAGTGCCAAAACCTTTGGCTATATTGAATGGGGAGCTGTAGATTAGGTCCGCTCTCAGTAAAAAACATTTATATTTTTTTGCGTGATCGGTCCATGTTTCTAGAAAATCTTTCGCGCACGAGATGTGTTTGTCATTCCAATTTTTTATAGATTTCTTGTTGGATGGTATAAAAGACCATTCGCTTATTCTTTGCGCAATGAGGTTGCGGCGACTTTGCTCCGGGCTCAATACTTGATCCTCTTCCCAGCTCTGGTGCTTAGGCAAGAGTTTGCGTGTATATATTTCGGTGCTTAGTTTAATTAACTCAAGAGTGGCGGGGTGTAATACATTGGCCCGTTTCAGTAGGTAGTCGCATGAGTGGTTTTTGCTTATGAATATATGCAGGGCATCGAAGTGAAATTCGAAGTCGGTGCGAGGTGTGTAAAGGTTTGCATGGCTAGAGCTGGTTCGATTTTGCTCGCGCCGGACGCGGTATGGCATTGTCTTGCGTTTGCAAAGATGGATTGCCAAATGAGTGATTGCAACCAGCTGGACTGCAAGGTCGGGATAGATTCCGTCAGGAATTGAGGCCGAAACTTCGAATTCTGTCGCCCGGTGCTTTGTGAAAATTGGCTTCTGACGTCCATAAAATTCTATTTCATTATGGGAATATTTATTTTGTTGAGTGCTATATTTTTCTTCGAAGGCCCGCATGGCTGCATCAATGATGTATTTTGTCATTGTGATTTTTATTAGATCGAGCGTATATCCACCTATGTCTCTTTGCCGATATAAGTGGGTCGTTAATCGTTGATCGGTCAATCATTGAGATTGCCGATGGTTTCTAGCGCGAGGTCTGTTTGGTGGGTGTACGCTGACGAGCGTCGAGCCAAGTCAAAATTTCGTCGAGATGCCAGCCAATTGCACTGCGTGGCGTATTTCCAAGACGTACAGGGCGAGGAAAATCCGAGATATGACGGGGCGAACGAGGGTTCAGAATGTCGTAGACGCTGGAACGGCTAAGGCCGATGAGGCCGATAAGTTCAGGAAGGCGGATGATGCGGTGCGTGGCGGCCATATTTTGGTCCAAGGCAAGATGAATCTCCCCGCCTTAGCTCGCGCTAGCAGCGGGATCTCTTGCAAGGACCGGCACAACCCTAGATAAAACCGCAGTCTCCTGACTTAGCTTCCGTAAGAGGCCAAGCGAGGGTGTATGCGTGCGCCGAATAGGATGAAGCACCTTGAAAGGTGCAGAATTCATCCTCGCGGCCAGTACCGTAGCACAAGTTGGGTAGCGTGTGAAGTGAGTTTGACTAGGCACTTGTGAGGCGAAAGACTTTGTCGAAGTCGTAACACTGTGACTGACACACCAGGTCATGGCCTTTGCCCAAGTGTCGCACTCCTGCCAAACTTGGTGGAGCTTGCTACGGAGCCTCTCATCCTCGGTGCCGGTCAAGCCTTTTTTGCCCGCCAAAGAGCTGGCCACTGGAGTCGCCGCGCAACCGGGTCAACCCCGGTGGAGAGTGAGAGGCTGTGACAGTGCTCTTACCGCGATGGTTAGGACTCTCTCTGCTGCCGGAGTTGGTCAAGATAACCTGCCCATGTCTCCATGAGTGAGCGCCTTTGCTCCATGTACTCTGCACGGTCGTACGCTGCACCAAGGGGCCCTGCCTTTCCATGAGCTAGTTGCGCCTCCACTACGTCGGATGCTATCCCTGGAAGACGCTCTGCAAGCAGGGTGCGGGCCATTGCTCTGAATCCATGAGCTGTCATCTCGTCCCCGCTGTAGCCGAGGCGGCGAAGTGCGGTATTGACGGTGTTTTCGCTCATCGGCCGCTCACCGCTGAGTAAGCTGGGGAAGACATACTTCCCATGGCCTGTAAGTGGACGAATCTCCTCCAGGATTTCGAGGGCTTGGCCAGCTAGGGGTACCAGGTGAGGCCGTCCGTTGAGCTTCTGGGATCTGGTCCTCTTCATGCTCATTGACGGGATAGTAAGCATCGCTTGCTCAGCATCAATCCACGCCCATTCCATGGAGCGGATGTTGCCTGGGCGTTGAAATAGAAGAGCTGACAGCTGCAGAGCTGCCTTGGTAGTGGGCTGCCCCCTGTACTCGTCTATTGAACGTAGAAGCTCTCCAGCTTTGCTTGGCTCGAGGACTGCTGCCATGTGCTTAACCACGATTGGCTCAAGAGCACCTTGCAGGTCGGAGACCGGGTTGCGCTCACATCGTCCCGTCTGGATGCCGTAGCGAAACACCTGCCCTGCTGTCTGGCGAAGCGTGTGGGCAGTTTCGCGTGCGCCTCGTTTTTCGACCTTTCGGAGCACGCTTAGGAGCAGGGGAGGGGTAATCTCAGGAAGCAACATGCGGCCCACATGCGGGAACAGATCCTTGGACATGTTGCGCAGCCACTTCTCCGCGTAGGTGTCGCTCCATGCGCCGCACTTGATGCCATGGAATTCACGCGCGACAGCCTCAAAAGTGCTTTCCTGGGCATGGGCGAGGGCGAGCTTCTGGACTTGCTTTGCAAGGCTGGGGTCGATGCTGGATGCGAGCTGTTCTCTGGCTTCATCGCGGCGACGGCGGGCTTGGGCGAGTCCCACAGCGGGATACACCCCTAGTGCAAGCGTCTTCTGCTTGCCTGCAAAGCGGTACGCCATGCGCCAGTACTTGCCAGATTCCTTTACGTGCAAGTACAAGCCATGTCCGTCAGAGTGCTTCGCTCCAGCGCTCTTGCTGGGGTCGTGCCTGAGGGCTTTGATGAAGGTGTCTGTCAGCGGCATTCTGGTCGTGTTGGTATCTTGTGTGCCAGGTGCACGGGATACCAACAACCATACCAACAAAAATCCTGGATGTCACCGGATACCGTTGGACGACTTCGTACGCCAGATGCCCTTGAAGCCCAAGATCAGCGCGGATTCTTGGACTTCTTTGAACTTCGTGGGATGCCAGGATGGCCTGCCCGGAGGGACTCGAACCGCCGACATGGCATAACCAAGCACAACGCAGCATAGATTCCCCTTTGAAAGCTTGTGCTGCAGATGGCTGGGTTTGGCTAATTCTTCCCAGAATTCTTCCCAAAATTACCCATTGGCTGCATGCGGTGAACGGGGGGAAAGCAGGTCTTCCAACTTGCCCATTTCCAGGGCGTTATGGCCGCCGTCGATCCACTTCGCATAGGTGCGCAGGAACATCTCGATGGTGTGCCCCATCTGCTTGGCAGCATAGGCCGGCGTGACCCCGGCCATCAGCAGCATCGTCGCATAGGTGTGCCGGGTCTGGTACGGGCTTCTGTACCGGATGCCCAGGCGCTTGAGCATCGGCCGCCAGTAGAGCTCCCTCGGCGGCTCATCGTCCGTCCAGCGCTCACCGGTGCGCGGGTCGGGGAAGATCCAGCCGTGGTCCTGCATGAACGTGTGCGGCTTTTGGGCCTTCAAGCACGCCATGGCCCGCGAGTTCAGCTGCACGATGCGCGAGGCATTCGTCTTGGTGCTGGTCTTGAAGACCCCAAGCACCACAGCGTCTGCCACCAGCAGCTGCTTGCGACGCCAGTCCACATTTTCCCAGCGCATTGCCAGGCTTTCGGAGGTCCTCAGCCCGGTGAAGAACTTGGCCGCGAAGTACGATTCGATCTGTGGGCCGTAATGCTTTGCCATGCTGTCCAGGATTAGATCGACCTCCTCGATGGAGAAGGGGTCGGGCTGGGGGGCTTGATGCTCCGCCGGCTCCAGCCCGTTGATGGGGTTGGCGGCCAGGTCGCCGTCGCGCACGGCCAGCTGCAGCGCCAGGCGCAGCACGCTGGACTTGTTGTTGCGGGTCTTGCCGCTCCACGTGGGCTCCGAGGCCAGAGCCAGCAGGATATCGCTGTGCTTCAGCGTCTTCAGCGGCAGGTCCGGCACCAGCTTCTCCTTCCACCAATCCACTGCCACCCGGTAGCCCTTGAGGGTGCTGTTGGCCTTGTGCGCCTGCGTCATGAGCCACTTGTCCAGATGCTCACCCCGGGTGATGCTCTGACCAGATGTGGCCCGTTGGCTGTCAGGGAAGTAGTCGGCATGCACATAGGTGCCGAAGCGGATCTTCTGCTTTATCTCGCTGGCCAACCGGTGCGCATACTTGATGTTGGCCGGGGTTGGCGCGAGCGCCTTGCCATCCGTCTTGAGCATCTCCTTTACAGGCGCCCCATCCAGAACGAAGTTCAGGCGGATGGAGCTGGCCCTTACCTCTACGCCGCTCCCTGTGCGACCCATAGTTCATATCCTTTCATATCCACCAGGACGCTGCCGTCCCGCTTTATCCACTGCCGACCTTCAATCCACTTCCCGCGCGCGATCTTCGTTCGGATTGCGCTGCATGTGAATCCCGTCATCGCGGCAGCCAGTTCGATGGTCACGAAGCGCGCGCTCACGACCTGGACCGTGGGCGCCGCAGCTGTTTGCGGCTGTGCATTCATTTGCGTGGGCTCCAATAAAAAAGCCCCGACTAGCGGGGCTGGGGTTGTTGCTGTGTGGGCTCGGCTATTCGCTCTGCCTTGCGCTGGTGGAAGTTCTTGGCAGGTCTTCCATTGCCGAGATCTGGCCAGTTGATGGACTGGACTTCCTGGCCCCATAGCTTGGGCCAGTCGCGCTTGTCGCCGCGCTCGCGGGCTCGCTTGCTCATGGCTTGTGCCTCTTTGATCGAATGAAGTTGGCCAACGTGAGGTTGCCGGTGTAGTCGTAGCCATGCAGCAAGAAGGCATTCGCATCATTTGCCGCCTCTGCCAGTGCGCAGTTCCAGGCCCACTCGATCTTCTCCTGCTCGCTAAGCTCGGCCCACTGGTTCATTGCGTCAGCCTGGGCGTTCCAGGCTGCGATGATCTCGGCGTAGGTCATGCGTCCTCCGGTGGTGGCGGTAGTGGTATCCAGTGGGTGAAGTTCTCTTCTCCCCACGACGCGCCGGATTCGACGGCCTCGTTTGCGTGCGCGATTCCGTGTGGTGTGAATGGGTCGAAGGGGTCATCGGGCCACGTCCATTCGGCATCCCCGAACTCGTCCTCGTACCATCGCGCGATGACCAGCGGATCTGCCGTCCAGCCCTCTCCCTCCTTGGCTGGCGCGCGCCAGAGCATGATCCATGTTCCATCCTTGGGCGCTGTCTCAATCGGTTGCCATGTCATGACGATCCTCCGGTGATGCCGTGGGCACGCTCAGCGTCCCGGAAGGCCTTGGTGTACTCTTCGTGGCCGATGTCAAACCCGCGATTTGCCTCGCCATGCAGATCGTCGATCTGCTCATCGCTCAGCGGCAGCGGCTTGCGCGCCTCCAGCTCTGCCTCTTCAGCACGCTTGAGGATGCTGTTCTCGGAAGCGAGGTCCAGGGCGTCCATCTCCAGCTTGTGGACCTGGCCGCGCAGGCGCTCGTTCTCGGCCTGCAGGCGTAGCAGCTCGCTGGCGGCAGCGTCCGGCAGGGGCTGTCCGTCGAATTGCAGGCCGCCGTCATCCAGGTATTCCAGCAGGTCCGCAATGGCGAGTGCTGGAGGTGTTGGTGCTGGGGTCACGATGCCTCCTTTGGTGCGGTGTCCACGTTTGCGCGGCAGAACGGGCAGCAGGGCAGGGCCATGCTTTTCTTTCCCTTGCGCAACGCGAGACGTTCGCGGGTTTTGTGGGTCTCATGGTTGCGCAGGGTCTGGTGGTCGATGAATCCCTGGCTCCACGCGAACTCAGCTTCCTTGCACAGCAGCAACTCGCCGCCGCGCAGCTTTTTGCATTTGTCTGTCACGGGGTCTGTCCTTTCTCGGCGTCCTGCTTCCGGCGCAGTTCGCGCAGGCCCTCTGCCGCATAGGCCAATGCGCGGGCGCTGCGCAGGGCGTTGCTGATGAGGGCCTCTGCTTCGCGCTTGAGGTCGCGGACGATATGGCGCTCGGGATGCTCGATGGTCACGCCTTCGTTAATTGCGGCCACTGCTGCCAGCGTTTCTACGGCCAGGTCAGCCAGGCTTTGCTGTGTCATGCAGGTCCTTTCTGCTGCGCCTGGGCGCGCTTCAGGCGCCACTTGATCTGACGGGCATAGATGTTGTCGGGGGCATGCTCCACCGCGCCATCTCGCATCATCTTTTCCAGCTCACGGCGCACGGGAGCGGCGTTGCCTCGGAAGCCGACGCAGTTTGCGATGTGGTATGTCATGGCCCCATCGGAATGAATGTTCAGCATCTTGAGGATCTCTTCGCGCGAAACGCGCTTTGCTGTTTTGGCCATGTGTCAGCTCTCCTTGTGCCCAGTGGGGCGCTGTGGCTTGGGTTCATGCTCCTCGCTTTCTGGACAGTATTCGGAGGTGCCAGACCGCCATCCGCAGATGTGGCAGTCATCGCCGCCAAGCGAGCCGAGATATGCCCCGCATTCATGGTTTTGGCAGTAGAGGTATCGCCCGCTCATGATTCGCTCGCCCCCTTGGCTGCTGCCTGGGCTGCGATGGCCGCGTCGATGGCGTTGGTGAAGTGGTCTTCCACTGGGCCCTCTATGAGGTTGGCGCCTGGGATCGCCTTCAGGTGCGTGACGCTGAATCCGTGGCCGGTCGCGGGCGAGTAGTGCCCTCCCACGAAACGCAGAACCGCACGCCAACGCGCGGCGTCGTTTACCGCTTCGGCATCCGCCTCGACATGGGTGATTTCTCGATTCAAGCGGCGCGCAATCTGGTCGCCCGAGGCGCGCTGCACGGTCGCTGAGCATTCATTGCAGCCGAGAAAGAACAGCACACCCATATCGTGGGAGCGCAGCCAGCCTTGCTGTACATCGCTGTTGTTGACGATGGAGCAGTGCCATTGCAGATCGACGCTGCCGCATTCTTGGCATTGGGTCTTCATGCCGAGCCTCCAATCCTGGAAATGCCAGCGTGGTGCATGTCGCCCCGATGTGCCGGATGCGTCTTGCAGCGCGCGCAGTTGTAGGGGTCAGTGCAGACGTCCAGTGGAGCCGCATCCGCAACAGGTGCACCGCCTTCCTTGGCCTGGGCTGCGTCGTGGGCCTTGCGGGCTTCGAGCGATACAAGGGCCTCGGCGATGGCTTTGCGGGGCGTCGCGCCGCTGCCGCATGCCAGGGTGGACTCGTCTTCGCCGAAGATCTGCGCATCCCAGGGGCCTTCAAACTCGGGGATGACTGCGATGCGCTCGCGCTCCATGGCATCCAGCAGAGCCGTGTCGCTCGCATCCACTGCAGGCGCAGCAGGTGCTGCCGACTTCATGACGCGCTCACGTAGCTCATGGTCCTCGGGGCCGCAGAGATCCAGCAACTCATTCAGCCATTTGACGGGTATCGTGACGTGGCTCATTTGGCAGGGCCTCCATTGGATTGACGTGGGACGTTGCGCTCCACGATGCGGACGCGCGGCTTGTAGGCTTCGATCGCCGCAGTCCATTCGGCGTGCGTCATGTTTTTCTCGGGATCGCCATCGGGCCATGACACATCCAGGCCCAGGGCGCGGCAGAGGATTTCAATCTCGCCGCAGATGGCGCTCTTGCCAGAGCCCGTCAGGCCGATGACTTCCACCAGCACTTCGCCCTCGGCGGGCGCAGCAGGTGCTGCCTGCGCGGCCTTGAGCTGATCGCACAGTGGCGCGACGATGTGTGCGATGCGATCCCGAAGTTGCCCGGCGCCGTGGTACTTGATCGCGCAATCGCGCAGGTCGTTGACGAGCCTGGCTGTCAGGTGATCCTTCCAGGGCGCAGCAGGTGCCTGGGGCGCTGCTGCCTGTGTGGGAACAGCAGTCACCAAGCCTTGCAGGTCTTGCTTCAGATACTGGAAGGACTCAGGGTCACGGCAGTATTTGTATGCGATGGCGATGCATGCCTGTATCGCGTCGTTGCGCCAGAGGATGACAGCGGGATGCCTTGGGCCAACGACTGCATCCAGTACCTTGAGGATGCGTGCAGGATATTCCTCCAGAGGCACGTCCTGGTTATCGGCTGCAGCTAGGTCGTCATACACGGCAGAGGCGAACAGTTCGCGCCAGCCTTCCGGGGCTGCAGGCGCTTCCAGGGCGGGCGCTTCAGGCTGGCGGCCTAGGTCGAAGTAGGCGCGCAGTTGGTCGGCGGTGAACAGCTGCGCTCCATGCACGACCCCGCGTGCATTCTTGAAATAGGCGTATTCGGTCGGCCTGGCAATGACATCGCCGCCGATCTGCTCGATGAACATCACGCCTTCAGGTAGCGGCGGGTACTCGCCCTGGGGCGCCACAGCGGCAGGATGCTCGGCCAGCAGGCGCTTGGCGGCGGCGCGAATGTCGGCACCGATGTCCAGCGTCTCGCCAGGAGCGTCGTACATGCAGCCGTCCCAGCTCTGGGCGATTTGTTCGAACACTGCGGGTAGGGGCGCCACAGCGGCAGGAGCTGCCCCGGCCGGCTCCTCGATCTGGGCCAGACACTTCGAGCCGCGTGCGGCGGCGCGGTCTGCTACAAGTTGCGTGTAGCGGTCCAGGTGATGCTTCTCGGCTTGCACTGCCGCCAGTGGCCGCGCCGGCAGGTCGTCTTCAATCAGCGTCGAGTGCTCTATCCATATGCCTGCTTGGCGCATCAGATCCTCTTGCGTCTGGGCGTCAATGTGTGCGGCTGTCGTGATTGCTGTCATGAGGCTTCCTTGGTGAGCAGCTGCCAATGCGCTGCAGTGGTTTGGATGACGTGGCCTGCGCGCTGCAGCAGCGGGCAGGTCGGGGGTGGGGTCGGGGTCATGGGGCAATGAGAAAAGCCACTCGCGGCACGGGGCCGGGTGGCTTCGGGGGAGGGGATCAAAAAAGCCCGCGTTGTGCGGGCTCTGGTTCGGGTCGTGGCGCGTGGCGCTCGGGCGGCGCTGGCGCTGCCGCGATGGTTTCTGGCGGCAGTGGTTCGGCTGCCAGTGCTCCGTGCCGGCGCGCCTCGTGCTCGATGCGTGCGCGGGCGATGGCCAAGTACTCGGCCTCGCGCTCGATGCCCAGGAAGCGGAATCCCTCGCGCATGCAGGCTTTGCCGGTGCTGCCCGAGCCCATGAAGGGGTCCAGCACCAGGCCGCCCGGCGGCGTCACCAGCCTGCACAGGTAGGCCATCAGGTCCGTCGGCTTCACCGTGGGGTGGTGGTTGCCGTTGCGCGCCGGCCAGTCGGCATCCTCGCGCTCGCGCATGGTGGCGCCGGTACCGACTGCCGGATTGGAGCCGCTGGCAAGGCCTGCATTGCGGTCGGCGCGGCTGGCCTTGGCGCAGTAGAAGAAGCGGGCAGCGCTACCGGAGCTGGCCGGCACGTCTACGCTGCTCACCGCGCCACCGAGCGTTCCATAGCAGACGCTGCCGGGCTCGTCCTGAGCTGCGCGTTGGGTGCTTGACTTCATTGCGCCGCTGGTGCTTTGCGGAAACCCCGCCAACACCTCTTTGCTGCCATCGTGGATCAGGTTGGCTGGCCAGCGGCCTTTGGTGGCGTCGTAGGACGCGGCTCGGTCCATTGTCTCGCCTCCGCTGTACGCTCCGTTGCCGCCAATGCTCTTGGTGGCGTTGAATCCGACTATGCGCTCGCCGATGTACGCGGCGTCTTCTGCGCTCATGCCGACACGGCACCCATCAATATTCAGCCCTCCCGTGCCATGCGCCGATACATTGGCCGCCACGGTGCCGGCCAGAGGTTTTCGCGCCACACTGATGGGCTCAAGTGCGGGCTTCAGCGCAGTGCCACCCCACGGGCCGTTGTGAGACTTCGGGAAGCCGCTGCCGTAAACCCACGCGATCATGTCCCGGATCTCGAATCCAGCGTCTTCGATGCGGACTGCCATGCGGTGCTGGGTGCGGGTGCCAGCGAATGCCAGGAGGTGGCCGCCCGGCTTGAGCACGCGCAGGCACTCTGTCCAGACTTCCACGTCAGGCACGTCGTAGTCCCAGCGCTTGCCCATGAATGAGAGGCCGTAGGGCGGATCGGTGACGATGGCGTCGACGCTGCTGTCTGCGAGCGTGCGCAGCACTTCCAGGCAGTCGCCGTGCTCCAATTGGTATTGCATCGGGGCTCCAGAAACGAAAAAAGCCTGGCGGCATTACCCGGGCAGGCTTTGGAAGGGGGAGGGGAGAAATCAGGGAAGGAGCCGCGCGGCCCCTTCGCTCATGCCTCGTTCAGGCGGTGGCGATCAGGAACGGCGCGCGGTCCTTGCCATTGATCCAGTTCGGAGGCTTGCCCCGGCCGGTCCAGGTGGCGCCGGTGGCGGGGTCGCGGTACTTCGGGGCGCCCACGCTGCCCTTGGCCTTCGCGGCGGGGAAGACATCGGCAGCGGTCAGGCCGTGCTCTGCGATCAGCGCGCGGGCCTGGGCGACGGCTTGTGCCTTGGCTTCGGCCTGGGCCTGGGCGATCTGGGCGTCGAGGGTGGCCTTCTGGGCCAGCAGGGTCTGCATTTCGGTCATAGATGGTGCTTTCAGGCGCCGCGCGGGCGCCGTGGGTGGTTCAGTGGATGGTTCAGGCTGGTTCGCCGGTCACGGCCGCCGCGAAGGCGTCTTCGGGCGTCTGGTTCACAGGGTGGTTCGGGTCGGTCGGCGGCTCGTCCTCGCCATCCACCTGCAGCTCCTGCTGGTCCTCGTTGTCCGGCTGGCTGGCGGGCGTGTCTGGCCTGCCGGCGCGGTAGCCCTTCTTGGCCTGCAACAGTTCGGCCGGGGCCAGCAGCTTGATGTAGATCTCGCCCTCGGCTGCCAGGCCGGACAGCTCGCCGAAGAGGTCGTTATCCAGCAACTCGTCGCCGTTGTACTGGACCTTGCCCTTGATGGTGACGCTGCCACCCTCGAACAGGTCGTAGTGCAGGCCGGTCAGCACTGCGTCCGAGAAGTCCACGCGCGCGCCTTCAATGCCCCAGTCCCAGATGAAGCGGTAGCCGCGCCACCGCTGCTTGCGCGCGTATTCGAAGCTGGTGGGCAGCAGGGGGTGGCGCAGGTTCGGCAACGGGATAAGCACGCCCGGTAGTGCGACCTGACCGTCCTTCACCGCCTTGTTGAAGTAGTGGTGCTCGCGCAGGCCGGGCTCCAGCAGGTCCAGAAGAATGTTCTCCCCGGTCAGCTGGAACGAGATATCGATTGCGCGCACCTTCTCATCGCCGTGCAGCTCTCGGCGCGGGTTGGCGTTTGTGACGGTGACGGCCGTGGATTCAGCCAATTCGAAGGCCATGGTTTTCCTTTGTGGTGGTGGTGGAAACAGGGTTCAGGCTGCCTTGGCCGTCTTCAGGTCCTGGACAGCGAAATAGACAGCGATGCAGGCGGCGACGTCAGCACCAGCGGTGTGTGCGCCCTCGAAGTTGTGGCCGAAGAAGTGGTGGTAGGCCTCGGCCAGCTTCGGCGTCTTGAACTTGCCTATGCCGGCGGCGCGCATCTTTTCGGTGGGCGGCAGCTTGCAGAGCGGCGTGGTCAGCAGCGCCGTGCATGCGCTGGGGCCGGCCTTCCAGATGTCGGATTGGGGCAGGGCAGCAGCCGGCTCGCGCGCATCGATGTGACGCTTGATGGCGATGCGCAGGATGCGGGCATCGAAGCTCTCGTTGTGCCCCACGCGCATGCGACCACCCCACATCGACAGCAGCATGCTCACGGCCACATCCTCGGGCACGCCCAGGTCCAGCGCCTTCTCGGTGGTGATGCCGTGGATCTTGGCCACGTCGTCGGGGATGGTCCAGCCGTCCGGCTTGACGATGACATCGATGCTGGAAAGCACCGTGCGGGTGTCGAGGTCCACCAGGCTGGCGGCCAGCTGCACCAGGTGGGGCTGGTCGGGGTGTTCGCTGGGCTCCTTGAAGAGCGGAAGGCCGGTGGTTTCGGTGTCGTAGACGAGGGCGAGGTTCATGGTCGGGCTTTCTTGGCCGGGTGGCTGTGAGGAAAAAAAGAGCCCGCACAGAGGCGGGCCGTTGGCAGTCGTTGACGGGGCTCAGGCGGACGCTGTAAGCCCGCGGGCGAACTTATCGAAGCCCAGGGCCAGCTTCAGGGCCATGCGCTTGGCGTCGGAGACCAGCACCAGGACGGCGCCGCGCTCCTTTCGGTAGGGCAGGCCCAGGTCGTCCAGCGTCTCGGCGGACACCTTGACCGACATGTTTTCCGCCTTCAGCTGCGCATTGAGCTGGCCCAGGGTGATCGTGGCGCCGGCCTCTTCGGCAGCAGGAGCTGCTGCAGCGCTGCTGGCCTGGGCCGTGCTGATGGCCTGCCGCGTGTCCAGAGCTGCGACGCCGCTGTCGTGTACGTGGGAGGCCGTGGCGCTCAGGTCATCCAGCAGCGGCGCGGACAGCGCGCCAGCCTCGCGGCCTTCGGCGATGCCGGCCTGTGCCTGGGCGTTGGCCTGGGCCAGCTTCTCGCGGGCCTCTGCGTCTGCGCGCTGCTGCTCCTCTTGGCGGATGCGTGCACGCTCGGCCTCCAGGCGCTTGGCTTCGGCTTGGCGGTGCTGCCCGATGCGCAGCGCGGCCAGGGCCTGGAAGTCCTCGGGCGCCTTGCCGCCCACCGCCGCGAAGTCGGCGAACAGCGCGATCCAGTCACCGTCGTCCTGGCGCAGGTGCTGGCGGTTCGCTTCCAGCCGCCCGGCCAGCGCGTTGGCGTCGGCCTTGGCGTTGGTCAGCACCACCGCAATGGCATCCCGCATGTTGTCCAGCGACTTCTTGCCCCGGATGGCTTCAGCGAAACCGCCGGCCACGCGCGGAATCCAGTTGGCGCCCAGGCGCTGCTGGTTCAGGGCCGCGATGTGCTGGTCCAGGTTGGCCTGGGCGCTTGCCACGATCTCGGCCTTTCGGCTTTCCTTCTCGGCCGCCACCAGCTTCTCGCGCGCCAGCCGCGTGGTGCGCATCAGGTCGGCCAGGTCGTTGGCAGTGCGCGTGAAAGCCTCCACGTCGCTGACCTGGGCCAGCGCGTTGGCCACAGCGGCCTTCATCGCTTCCTCACCCTTCTTGAGCGCCTTGCACTCGGCCTCGGCGTCAGCGAATTCCTGGTCGGTGGCGGGCTTGGTCACCATGCCGTCGATGAATGCGCGGACGGCCAGGGCCACCTTGTCCAGGTTGGACACCACGGCCAGGCTGCCCTGCAGCTGGACGGCCACGGCCGGCAGGCTCTCCACGGGCTCGGCCACCACGGGCGCGGCGCTGGTGTCGGCGGGCACATAGGCGGCCACCTCCAGGGCCAGCTGCTCCCAGCCGGCGAGGATCTTGGCGCGCAGCTCAGGGTTCGGCGTGTACCAGCAGTGCAACTGCTCCAGCAGGGTGCCATCCGGCGCCCATTTGGTGGCCATGAACAGGATGCGCTCGCAGCCGGCCACGGCGGCCTGCTGTTCCATTTGCACCTGGTACTGCAGCGGCAGGTCGGCGCCCGTGCAGCCTTCGACCATGGCCGCGCGCAGGCGGTCGTTCAGGCTCTTGTGTTCGAACGCGGTGTCGTTCATGAACGTGAGGCCGTCGAAGCTGGCCGAGAGCTTGCCCTCGGTGCCCACGCACGGTGAAAGCTCTTCGCCGATGATCTCTTCGGCCAGCGGCCGGGCCAGGGCCTCGAAGCGGTGGCCGTCGGCGAAGCGGCGCTCGGTGGCGGCGTCTGCCTCGGGAGCGATGCCCGTGGCCAGCTCGCGCACCAGGTCGCTGCGCGTCTTGTAGCTGCTGCAGCCCATCATGGCCGGCGCGTCGCTGGCGTTCCAGTGCTGGGCACGGTGCTGGTGCCAGGCGGGTGTGCCTTGGGTCAGGTTCACGATCTGCATGTCATCCCTCCAGTTCGGCCACGCGGGCTTCAAAGATTTCAGTGAGTCGCTGGCGTTCGGCCAGGTCTTCCACGGCGTCCAGCAGGGAGCCATGCTTGTAGAGCGCGTCCAGGTCGGCGGCGCCGCGCAGGTCCTGCTCCAGCTTGGCCGCGTCCACCACCAGCACGCCGTCGGCGTCGGTGGCCGGGCCGGCAGCAGCACCTGCAGGCGCCGCGCTGGCTCCCTGGCGTTTGGCTACCTCGTCGCGCAGTTGCTTCTCCTGCTCGGTCGTGACCTTGCCCTTGCTGCCCAGCCAGGCCAGCACGTCGGCGATGGGCTTGCCGCCGCTGACGATGCCGTCCACCCATTTGCTCAGGCCAGCGGCCCAGCGGTCAGCGGGCCATTCGGGCTGGACGACTTCGGCGGGGCCCATGTGTTTGATGGCCGGCTGAGCCTCCACGATGCGCTCGGCTTCATCCTGGTCGTAGATCCCGCCATACCCGAAGGCGAGGCGCGCGCACTGAATCATTGCCTTGTGGCGAAGCATCCGCTTCGGATGCGACGACCAGGGGCCGGTGCCGCGCTTGCATTCGGCCATCCATTCGGTGACCTTGATAGGGCGGTTGCGGTCCTTGCGGAAGATGATGCAGGTGCAGCTTTCGCTGTCCTGCTCGAACTCGATCCCGTCGAACTGCGGATGCGAGTTGATGATCCGGCTCCAGCCGTCCACCCCGACCACCGGCACGATGCCGTTGTTCTTGTCGGGGAAGGCGTAGATTTCCTTGGTCCAGGGGTTCAAGGCGTACTGGTTGGCTACCACCATCAGGGCGGTCATCTGGGCATCGGAGACCTGTCCCTTGAAGGCGGTTGCCTTGAGGGTCTCAATCAGGCCGGTTCCGTCACCCATATCCAGGGTGGCGGCCAGCTTCTGGGTGAGCGCGACGAGAGGGGAGTTCATGGGAATTGGCCTTCAAAGGTGTTGCCAGCGCTTTTTGCTGACGATGTGACTGATTTCTGCTTGGCTGACGCCGTACTGCTGAGCGAGCCGGTACTGGTTCGCGTCCTTGCTGTACGGGCGGTAGTTGGCGCGGATGTCGCGTATTTCCTGGGCGCTGAGCTTCGAATTGCCGACCTGCTCGCCTTTCAGATGGCGCCCGCGCTGGACCTTGTCGTTCGTGTTGTCCTGAGCCGTTCCCGGCTCCAGATGCTCGACGTTGATGCAGCAGGGGTTGTCGCAGCGATGCCGGATCACGACGCCAACGAGCGCATCGGGGTGGAGCATCTCGTTCAAGGCGTAGGCAAGTCGATGGGCCAGCACCTGTTTGCCCATGAATTGCAGATAGCCGTAGCCGTTCTTTCTCCGGCCTCCGTTGAATGGAATGCAAGCTCTGCTGAGAATGGGACCGTGTTGGTGGCCCTTGACGATGGGGTGCATGAAGTCCTCGGTGGTGGAAATGAAAACGGCGCTCAGAAGGCGCCAGATGCGACGGCGGCCAGGGCCAGCGACATGGCGCTCAGGCCGAGCCAGAGGAATGCGTGGAGCAGGTAGTTCATGGCGTGGAGCCTTTCACCAGGGCCAGGGCCGCGCGGGCGTTGTCCAGCGCATTGCTCCTGTTCGTGGAACTGCCCCATGCATTCGGCTCAAAGAACTCATACATCTCGGCCAGAGCCGCTACCAGCGCATCCCGCTGCTCCACAAGCTGGCGCGGCGTCAGGCCGGTTTCTTCTTTGAGATTTAGCGCATCAGCAACGACATCCGCCAGATCCAGGTCATATGTCCTGAACAGGAAAATTGTCGAGTCATTCACTCGCTCTTTCGACACATACACTGCGCCTGCGCAGGAGTCTTCGTCGTCAACCACTTCCCACCTTGGAGGCTTGATTGCTTCACTCATGCTTCTTCTCCCATCAGTTCTTCGAGTCGGCTCAGGAAATGGCGCCCGCCGGCAGGCAGGCAGCGATCCAGCTTCTCGCCGGCCTGGCGGACCAGGGTGGCCAGCTCGTCGCGCTGCTCTGTCGTCTCGCGCAGCTGCTGGGCCATCTGCTCGTATGTCAGGGCTGGCATGGCGGCTCCTTCGAGCGGGCGCGCAGCATTTCGTCTGCCCAGGCGGCAGGCCACTGCACGTAGCGCTGCTTCTCACGCTCTTGGGACCGCATGCGCTCGGCAGCCTGATGAGCCTCCAGCGCAACGCCGTACTCGCGCACGCGCGGCTGCATGCAATCCTCGGCCCCCAGGAATTCACCCAGGCCCGAAAGCTCTTCCTTCTCGGCGGGCGTGGCATCAGGGATGCTGCCCGGGTGCACCGTGCGCGCCAGAGGCATCGCGGGCTGGAACCAGGGCTGGGGCTCGGCCGGCGCGTGCGCGATGAAGTAGTCGCGCAGCAGCATGCCGCCGCTGGGCTGCGTCTCGTAGCGCTCCTCGCCGTCGCTGCTGAGGCCGGTGAACTGGGCGTTGAGGCCCGGGAATGCGTATTCGGGCATGGCCTATCTCTCCTTGAAACACGAAACAGATCCGGCCTCGAAGACCGGGGTGAGGCCCTCGCATGCCCGGGCCGCGCCGCGCGCAATGCGCTGCTCTTGCGCCGTGGGCTGGGGCTCCTGTGCGCCGGCATCAGCGCAGCCGCTCAGGGCCAGCAGGAGCAGGGCGGCCAGCACCAGGGCGAGCCAGCGGCCGTAGCGCGGCGGGCGCGACACGTCGAAGAAGGCCACTGCCTGCCTGGCATCGCACGGGAAGGCCTCGGCCAGGGTGCGGCTGTAGCGGGCATCGGGGTCGGGGTTGAAGGGCTCTGCCGGGGTCACTCGTTGCATGGGGCGTCCTCCAATTGAGAAGGCCTCCCAGAGGAGGCCTGCTGCACACGCTTGAACTCGACTACCCAGACCCAGGGGTTTGCACTCCAGGAGTCGGGGCCGTTGATCGAAGACCACAGCCAGCGGAACTGGTCGGACGGGTCAGCGTTCAGGCTGTCAGGCGACAGTGCGCCGGGCGCCCAGGTGGCCACGCCCTCGGCCGCCGCGTCCTGTTCGTTGATGTCCTGCAGGCGCTCCACGCGCACGCCGGTGATCTCCAGCAGGATGCGGCAGGCCCAGCGCGGCATGTGGATGGATGGCTTGAACTTGATGCTCAGCGGCCCTTCTGGAAAGTCGGCGCGGTAGAGAGATCCGTCTGACGGTTCTGGGCCGCAGGGCGACCACGTCTCGCGCACCCACAGCCGACCTCCAGGCTGGCCGTAGGGCGCCGCGACATTGGCGCTGTACTCGGGGACATCCCAAACCCCAGACCCGCAGCAAGGGGTCCCGAGCCATTCGAGGTGCGCCAAGCCGTCATCGGTCATGTGCGAAAAGCGCTCACCAATGGACTGGTCCTTGATGATCCGGCGCGTCTGGGTCTTCGTGCCTGCGAGCAGGGCGCGGACCATCGGTGCAGAAAACAGGATCGGTCGTTCTTTCATGTCGTCCTCAGATCAGATTGCGGGGCAGGCGTTGGAGTTGGATGGGCGGGGTCATGGGGACTCCTTGGCGGCCGACTGGCTTCTCCGCCGGCGAATACGATCCAGGCGCCGGGTGAGGCAATGCACTGACTTCTGCAGTTCTTTTGCCTTTGCAATTTCATAGTCCTTCATCCAAGTGGCCCGACTCAGGTCACCCATGTATGCGGACTCAAGAACTCGCAATATCTCGTAAGCAGACTCTGGCTTGAGAACGATGCGTTTGCCTGAGAGGTAGTAATCCAGCTCCTGAGCTACCCCATAGTCTGTGAGATTGACGATCAATGTCTTCCCGCATTTGTCGCATGCATCGAACCCATCGGACGTTGTGTCCCAGCCTCCGTCCACAAGGTATTCGTGATCAGGATTTTGCTCATTGAGCCTAGCCACTTCTGCCCGGCAGCATTCCCTGCAGTAGCTCACTGATTGGTCTGGATCTGCATTCAGTGCTGCAATCCAGTGCATTGCACCCGCCTTGTCCTCGGCAGGCTGAGCGAGCGGCTGCAGAAATTCTCTGCACCGTTGCAGCCGCTCCATGCCGGCTTTATTTATGGCCATAGCTATCTCCTCAGATTGCATCGGCGCAGTGCTGGAGCGCCTGGGGTTGTGCTTTGCTTCTCTCCGCATCGCGCATGCGAACCTTCTCCGCTACAGACAGGTGATTCACTCGCACATTGCATGCGCGGTGCATTAGCGCCTTGTTCGACAGGTGGTTGGGCCCACCGTGCGCGACGGCGACCAGATGCTCCACGGTGATGTCGTCTCCCAGCGGCTGGCCGCAAAGGAAACAGCAATCGCCGTCGCGTGCCAGCAGTGAACGAACCTCGGTGGTCGTCTTCTTGCTGCGCTTCGTGGAATCGCATCCGCGCCAGCTGCCTGCGGACAGGTAGCTTTTCCAGGCCGCTTCAGCTTCTCCAGTAAACGTCAGGGCGCCAGCGGCAGTCCTATAGACGATGCTGGTCTTGCTGTTCGACTTGAAGCGGATCAGCTCCCACTCGTTCGTGGTGGCCTGCACCTGCGCGCCGCGCTCAGCAAGCCATAGGGAGAACCGGCTGATCCGGTCCTTGAATGCCTTCAGGCTGTGGGCCATGGCGTCCTCAGATAGCGTCAGCGCTGAACTCCAGCGCCTGGGGTTGTTGGGCGAGCGCGGCGCGCAGGGCTTCGGGGGCTAGCGGCGCGGCAGGGGTGAGGCTGGCCACCAGGGCGAGCAGCCGCGCGATCTCGGCCTGCTGCTCGCCGATCAGGTACTCGGCAATGGCTGGGTTCGCCGCGGCGCGGGCGGGGTCAACCTGCATGGCGAGCCTCCTGTTCCAGCGCGGCGGCCACGCCCTCGCTGCAGTGCTCGAGCGCGAAGTCCACCAGCGCGGTGTGCAGCTCGGATGCCTGGGCCTGGCCCACCATCACCTTGGCGAACACGCTGCGCACAGGCTCGTTGTCACAGTCCAGGGCATGCAGCAGCAGCTCGTCGGGCGACCAGCCGCCGTTCGGTCCGGGGATGCGGCAGGCGAACCAGTCGCTGGGCTGCTGCAGCACCAGCGCGGCGCGGATCTGGCGCTCGGCCTGCGCCGCCCAGAACTCGCTGGCGGCCTCGTCGTCGCCCTGGCGCTTGGCGTGGGCTGCCTCAGCCATCGAGGCAAGGCATTGGGGGCGGGCGTTCATTGCGTGCCCCCAGTGGCCTTGGCGATCAGCGCAATCTCAGAAGCCCATTCGTCTTGCAAATCCGCAAGATCCGAGCTTTCTTCCCATTGGCGTTGAACAGATTCAACGTCGCCACTCGGACGTTCGCGCGCCAACCAGTCTTCAAAAGCGCGCTCCTCTGCATTCTTGACGCGCCGTTTCATCGCCTCCAGCAGCTCGGGCGCCGCGGCGATCAGGCGGGCGTTGGCCTTTGCCTCTGGCGTGTGCGGCAGAAAATAGCCATCCCGACACTCGGCAATTTGCACGCCACGTGGCAAACCTTCTGGCTGGTGCATAGGAGAACGAACCAAGCTTCCCATCGCTTCCCATGGGCCCGGGGTGTACTTGTCTTGCATGAAGCCTCCTTGCGGCCCGCAGGCCAATGAAAAAGGCCCGGAGCGGTGAAGCTGCGGGCCACTGGAAAAAGCCGGCGCCATTGCTGGCACGCCTGGGGAGTTGGAAGGGGAGGGAGGAGATAGTCCCCCAGGCCCGGCTGGAAAAAGGAGCCGCGTGTTGCGCGCAAATCCCTTGCATCCATCTCCGGTGCGCGCGCGGCTGAAAGGGTTGATGGCCGCCGTATTCGCCCCGGCTTTCCCTCTACAACGGTTTGGCGGACTCTCACCGCTTGCGGGTGGGCAACTACCCGTCACGATTGGCCATCATTGAAGCGGGCCGGACGGCCATTCCCGGCTATGACACTGTTTGACGTGCCTCGCAAGTCCATGCTCCCGCGCTTTCGCGCCGCCTGGGCATGGCCTTAAGTCTTCCCCTGGTCTTCTCATCCCCCAGGCATCTCGGCTGTGGTGCGCCCCCGTTGCATGTTTCCAGTGCTTCGGCGCGTCCGCTTCAATGATGGCCCCGGCGCCGTGCCGGGGACGTTTCAATCCCGCTGTCAATCCGCTCACTCGGGATTGGCAGCGCGTGCCAGCTCCACCAGCTCGCGCAGGCAGTCGGTCTGCTTTCGCATCTGGGCCAGCATCTCGGCCAGCACCGGCTGCGCCTCGGGCTGCTCGGCGGCGAAGTCCTCGCCCAGGGTCTGGGCCAGGCGGTGGACTATCTCGGCGTTGAGGCTGCGGCCGCTGTCCCGCGCCGCCTGTTCAATTCGCTCCCGCATCTGCGGCAGCATGCGCAGGCCGAGCGGGGCAATCTGCCCGGTGGGCGCGGTGGTTGTCCTGGCCATCCCCATCACAGCGCGAGGCGCCGCTCCAGGTCCTGGAGGTTCGCGCAGTGCAGGCGCAGCAGGTCGGCCTGTTCCTCGATGAGGTTGACCAGTGGCGCCGGTGCGGCTGGCACAGGCGCTGTGCCCGCACCTTCCGCCCTGTCGCAGGCCGGAGCAAGCACGGGGCCGAGGCGCTGGGTCAGGCGCTGGATGACGGCAGCGAGTTCGCGCATACCGCCGTCGATGTGGCCCACGGCCATTTCGACCGGGCTGATGGGCTGAGCCTGGGCGGCGCCGTATTGCGCCTGTGCGCTGTCCGAGGCCTGGGCTGCTTGGCCGTGGCGAATGCCGCTGTAGAAATGGTCACGTTGGTTCACGGTGGTCTCTCCTGTGGTGGTGGCGAAAGTGGTGCTCAGAACGAGCCGTGGCGCGTGCCCTTGCGCAGCGAATCCCAGATCAGCGTGCCGCGCTTGGTGCTATGCACCTGCTCTTTGCTGGCGGCGCGACGAGCCTTGTAGGCCGCACGGGTTTCGTTCGGCAGACGCTCGGGGGTGTGGACGTTGGCTTGCATGGCTTTCCTTTGTGGTGGTGGTTGAGAAACAGAAAAGGCCTCCCGAACCGAGAAGCCTCTTTTGTTTGCCCCGATGACGCTCGGGGCGGGCGCCGATTTCTCGGTGGGCTTTTCTGTTCTTGGCAACCCTGTTCGCCTCAAATTTGTACTTTGCGCGCCCAAACCGGCGCCCGATCTTTTAGCTCTCGCTGGGATTCGGCACCCAGCGCGCGACGTTGAAAGCGTCCATGTGTCTCAAAGCTGTTGAGGCTAGGTCGGCCTTACCGAGTTGCTCCATCGTCCGTGCCCATGCACGCGATCCCCGGACTCGTATCCGCTACACACCGGTTCACCCGGCACCTGCGTTGATCTGCATGTCGGTGCTGGGCTCGATCACCTGGCACCCCAGCAGCCCTGGCGCTGATGCGCTGTGTGGGCTGCTGGGTTCAATGATCACATAAGTTATTTTTAAAAGCAACACTAAAGTGATGATTGTCGCTAAACTTCATCACAGCTGAGCATCGTCTGCAGCAGGCGCCTGGCAGGTGGACGCAAAAAAGCCCGCACGTGGCGGGCGGCGCGGAGTGAAAGAACTCAGTGGAGGCGCACGTCGAAATAGGCCTCTTCGCTCGTGATGCCCTGAAGTCCTGCTTGACGAGCTGCCTCGTAGGCCTTCTGCCAGGAGATCGCAATTGACTCGTTGGCCTTCCCGATGATGCCGCCCTCGGCCGCATCGCTGAAGAGCTTGAAGGCGCGGGCCATGGCCTCGTGGTTCGGGAAGCTGCGCTCAAGAACCTTGGCGAAGCGGGCCTCGGCTTTGGCCTTGGTGTCGGCCTTCATGCCGATGCAGTCTTGGAGCGTGACGCGGAAAGAAGAGGAAGAGGTGGTCATGTGCGTTCCTGTTGCTGGTTGAAAACACAGTGATAGTATGCACGATGGCTGTATGTGTGTACAGTATTTTTAAGATGGCAAGCCAGGCATGTCGCCGGGCGTCCATGAAAAAGCCCGCTCAGGGCGGGCTCAGGAGGTCAAAGGTATGCAGATCAGGTCGTTGGGTCGTGGGGTGTCGCTTCCAAGCCGTACTGGGCCCAGGTCAACACTTCAGATACAACTATTCCATCATCAATGTCCATGAATGTCAGCAAGTAATTTGCCAATTGCTCTGCACTCATTGATTCACTCTTAATACTCCAAGAGGAATTTAGATGCCTAATCCCGCCAAGCTCTTCTATCGCACCAATAATGGCAGGATAGTTCTTGGTTCTTCTTAAATCGTACTCAACAAAGTAAACAGCCATGAAAAACTCCTCTTCTGAAATTGAAAAAGAACCTACCGTTTGGACTCTTCCTGTCGGATTCCTTTTGCACATTGATGGACTTCCCTACGAGACTACCGCAGAGGTTTCCGTCAAAGGCTTTGTGAATCCGTTTGATCACCTGCAAAGGAAGCGCCCTAAATGCTGCGGAGTTACCGTATCCGGCTCTACTGGCACCAAGAATCCTGCTTGTCAACACAGCAGCACAGAATCTAACTCTGTGCCTAAAGAATCGGTGGAAAAATCAAACAAGACTTCGCGCGAATGCATCGATAGTGCATACAACGATTTCTATGATGCCGAATTCGAGGTTATTGCTCCTGACGGTCAGAGATGGAAGATTATTGCGGGAGGGGATTGTTATGGCTTCCCACCTGGTTCGTCGATCCTGAATGGCTTACTATCGCCGATAAATAGACTGATCAGCGAAGTGATAATTTCTGGCAAACCTGAAACTGCAGAGCAACTTAACTCGACGACGGAAGGTGACATTAATAATTTGGATAGGTCAACTCAGTTTATGGAAAGTCTGGACCCTGAGGCACTTCTGGTCGGCGACGGCTCTGATCACTTGCCGGTATGGATCGGGATTGATGCCGAATCCGGCAAGGTCTTCAAGATCTATGCCACTGGATTGGCCCAAGGATTCGGTGATGTCCGCATGACCATCATCAATGGGATGAAACCCGATCAATGGCATGTAAGACGCGGGGAGCAAGTCAGTTTTGGCAATAGACTGATGTTATCCGAGACTGATAACCCAACTGGCGAGAACACCCTGAGGATGTATGAAGCCTCCCCAGGTCCGATTTTCAAAAATGTCCAGACGCGCTGATTAATTCATTTTCAGGAGAAAACCATGCTGCAAATCTTGCCTCCAATGGAAGAAGGTCAATCTGTCGCGGTTGACGGCTTCCTGGTGCCACGCGTAAAAGTAACTGAGAACAAGGCGACTGGTCTTTGGTATCTGACTCTAGACGAGAGGTTCGGCGTTTCTGACGTACCTATTGAGGAGCTGAATCGCTGGCTCTGGATTATCGCCAACGCTCAAGCCATTGGTGCCGGGTACTCGTGTCATGGTGAAAACTCTATAGAAAGGAACCCCTACAAGACAAGAGTTGCGTGTATTGGAGAGGTTTCCGTACCTGGATCTGCCAGCTAATTTATTAGCACTCGGGGAGGCTTAGCAAATTGTTTTCCTGCTGACCATCCCCGTCTGTCTTTAAATACTTATTTCCTGAGGCGCTCTCAACGACTTTCACCCAGACAGATTTCCCGTTGACATTTGCATAGAACTTATAATCCCCGCGTTCGTCGGCTCGAATGGCTTCGTCAAGCGACAGGCTCCAGCGCTGTCCATCTGGATTGATTCCTCCAACCCTGGCAATGCGTTCGTGCGGACTATTGCGATCAGTCTTTGATATGCAAGTAATCTGTACATTTACCGACATCTTGGCTCCTCTCGTAAAAACCTAGGGTAGAAAATCTTGCTGCGGAGCTCGCTATCCCTCGCTCCAAGAGTAGCCGTTGGCCCCGCAGTTCCTATCAATGGACTCCAAAGATTCCTGCGCGGTGTATCTGCCAGATCTCCACCCATTGACCGCCTCAGTTATCAATGCCCTGCAATTTACTGGCAATCCGCTTCCTGGAGCGTAGACGGGTTTGTCATTTGGATTTCCCAATTTGCATCCGCTAATCGCAGACGCTGCAAATGCAAGGATTAAATACTTTCTCATGGTTCCGCGCGTGTTTTTATTAATTCCGCATCGTCCACCATGCTAGGACTTTGCCGGCGACGTTGATGCATTCGGCTGCTTTACGTAAGTCAATGCGCTCTTCATCTGGATAGTCGTCAACGTTATCGCTTCTGAGAATCAAAGTTCCGTCTGTCAGAATCATGGCTTTCTTCAGCAAGAGCCGGTCATATACGTCTATGACGTAAATGCCTGGTGCATCAATTGATTTTTGACCTATGTCCACGAATATCAAATCTTCATCTTGAATGGTCGGCTTCATGCTGTTGCCATTGCCCGTGAGGATTTTGATGCGCTCCGGATTTGTGGTGCCTATTTTTTTGCGCACCCATGTTTCCAGCACATCCAGATGGCGGACGATTTGTACCGCGCTGTACAGGTGAGCACCCGGGCCCATGGACGGGCTGGGGGAGAGGTGCTCCAACCTGACGTAGCCCGATGGCGGGGTGTCGTCTACAACCTGCACCACGTTTGCAGGAGCAGTCTCAACCCCGCCCGCCAGCTCAGAATTTGACGTTTCCCCCCGCAGAAATTCTGGCGTGGTGCTCAGTGCGCGAGCGATGTCGATGATGCTCGCGCCGTAGCCTCGGGTGTCGTTTTCGATGTTCCCGATGGCGCCTTGGCCGCTCAGCCCTGCCGCCTTTGCAAGCGCTGCTTGGCTCATGCCTCTCTCCTTGCGGATTCGTGCCAGTCGTTGTCCAGATGTTTCCATAGATGCATTGCATCACCACTGTGAATAACAATGGTGTTGATCTTTTTGATCACTTGAGTGATGATCTCGGGCATGAATGCACTTGATCAAGCCATCACCCACCTCGGCGGCGTCGGCAAGCTTGCGACCGCTCTTGGCGTAGCCCAACCTGTTGTGAGCAACTGGCGGGCGCGCGGAACGAAGCCCGATGCTGCGCATTGCGTGGCGATCGAGCGCGCGACCGAGGGCGCTGTCACTCGCCGCGACCTGCGCCCAAACGATTGGCAGGACATCTGGCCCGAACTGGCCGATGCCGCGCCGGCCCCGGCCCCCGCCCAGGAGGCCGGCCATGCGTAGCCGCACCGCCAAGAGGCCTGGCCCGCTGCTGCACCAGCAGCGCCTGCACAGCGCACGTCTCCACCGCCGATACGTGGCCCAGGAAAAGGCCATGTTGGACTTCCACGCCGCAACGCAGACGCTGCAGGCGCACCAGGCCGCAATCAAGGGGTTGAGCCATGCATAGCCGCACGATCACCCTGCGCCCTGGCGAGACCTTCGTCACGGCCGACGGCGTCACGGTCGAGGCGCGCGCAGAGGAGCAAGAGCGCCGCGAGCAGGCCCTGCAGGGCGCGATCAAGAAGGCCCACGCCGACACGGTGGCCGAGCTGGTTCGCAGCGCTGGTTTTACGAGCCTCCCACGCGCCGTCTCCATAACCGACCTTGACGACCGTCTCGTAATCGAGGTGGGCGCGGCCGAGCTGCGCCTGACCAAGGAGGAGGCGGCCCGCCTGTTCTCCCTCGGATCGGTCTATGCCCGCAAGCCGCAGGCGTAGGGGACAGCTGTGCCATCCCGCTACGCCCGCCGCCGCGCCAGCCCATACAGCCACGAATCCAGCTCCCTGCGGCTGACGTCCCATTCGTCGTCCAGGGCCTCGTCCTCCACGACCACCACAGCCAGGACCACACCATGAACGAAGAACCCAACTTCGCGCGCCGCAGGGCGTGCGACTTCGGTAAAGCCACCCAAGAACTGAAAACGAAGGTGGACGAGCAGACCGAATACCTCTGGCTGCGCCTGTGCGCCGAGCGTGGCACGACCACGGCTGAGCTGATGCGCGACTTCGTGTTTTTGGCCGTCTACGACAAGACCCATTCCCGAATCATTGCTGAGCAAAAGTTGCATGAGCTGGAGCGTAACGAGGTCTTGGCCCGCGTAAAAGGCCATTCGCAGGCCCCCGAATTCCGGGAGGACCGCAATGTCTGAAGTCGTCAGCCTCGACCGCATCAAGGCCCTGGCGCATGCAGCTCGTGCCACTGGCCAGCCCATCGAACAGGCATGCCCCTGGCCGGCCACCACGCCCGCTGGCCAGGCCTTCGCTGCCGCTTACGAAGGGCGCGCGCAGTGACTGAAGCCACAGAGAAAACCAAGCGCCCAGCGTTCCAGTTCTACCCAGCGGACTGGCGCAAGGACGTTGAGCTGCAGTCGTGCTCCATGGCCGCCCAGGGCCTGTGGATCAACGCCATGTGCATCGCCCATGAATGCGAGCCATACGGCCACCTGATGGTCAACGGCCGCCCCATGAACACCGCGCAGCTGGGACGCCAGGTTGGCCTTTCCGTGAAGGAATGCGAGGGCCTGGTCTCCGAACTGCTGGACGCTGGAGTGGCCCGCCGGACTGAGGAAGGGGCGTTGTTCTCCAAGCGCATGGTGCAGGACGAGGTCACCCGAAACGCCCGTGCTGGCGGCGGGAAGAGTGGCGCTGAGCACGGCGCGAAGGGGGCTTCCCATGGGAAGAAAGGGGGGCGTCCTGCTAAACCGAAGGGGGGTTCTGAAACCCCCCTTACTGGAAACGGAAATACCCCCCTTCCAGGCTTCGAAGAACCCCCCCCTTCTTCTTCATCTTCTTCTTCAACTTCTCTTAATTCCGTTCCTGACGGAACGGGCGGGCAAGCCGCCACCTCGCCAGGCGACATGGCCCGGGATGAGCTGTGGAAGGCCGGCAAGTCGCTGCTGGCACAGGCCGGAATGCCTGCTGCGCAGTGCGGCTCCTTCGTCGGAAAGCTGGTCAAGGACTACGGCGACGCCGTGGTGGTGGAGGCCGTCCGCGCCGCCGTGGTGACTCGCCCAGCCGACCCCGTTTCGTACCTCAAAGCCGCGTGCCAGGGCACTGCCGGCGAACGCCGCCAGCCCAACCGCCAGGAGGCGCTGGAGACCCGCAACCGCAACGTGGCCGACGCCTGGGCGGCCGGAGGAGATGACCATGCAGGAGCCTGATCGCCCGGCCTTCGGGAAACTCGTCACCGACGTGCTGGCGTACTACCGCCAGGACGCCAGCCGCTTCGTGCTGGACCTGTGGTGGAACGCCTGCCAGGGCTTCGACCTGGAGCAGATCCGCACTGCCATGCAGCGGCACTGCACCGACCCAGAACGCGGCCAATTCGCCCCGAAGGTGGCCGACCTGGCGCGCATCCTGCAGGGCACTGCGACCGACCGTGCCGCGCTGGCGTGGGGCAAGGTGCACGAGGCCATGAGCTCCGTCGGCGCGTACACCGATGTCGTGTTCGATGACCCGGCCATTCATGCCGTGATCGAGGACCTGGGCGGCTGGCCCAAGGTCTGCCGGATGGACCTCAAGGAGCTGTCCTACCTGCAGCACCGCTTCACCGAGTCGCACCGGGCCTACACCGGCCGTGGCCAGTTCGAGTTCCCGCGCCGGCTCATGGGCGACCGCAGCCCCGACAGCGAGTACGAGAAGCACGGCCTGCGCCTGCCGGCACCCGCACTGGTGGGCGATGCCGCCCGTGCCAAGCGCGTGTACCTGCAGGGCAATGCGGCGGGCAAGACGGCGATCAGCTACCAGCCGCTGGAGGCCATCGAAGCCGCGCCGGCCGGGCTGCTGCCCGCAGGAAGGCCACAGGCTGTGGCATGAGCAACGCCCCGAAGCCCAGCGGCCGACACGTCGCCATGTTGCAGAACCTGCGCGATGCGCTGTCCGCCAGCGCGGCGCGCGACCCGAAGCAGTGGGCGCGCGACATCTTGGCCGAAGCACAGCGCGGCCGGAAGGTCTCCGCGATCCGCCTTCGCTTCGCCCGCGAGGCGCTGGGCCGGGACGCAAACGAGCAATTTTGAGAGGACCCACTGAGATGATCATCCCCATTCACAGTCCCGAGCTGCGCGCCCTGGGCACCGTGCTCCTGGCCAACGCCACATCCGGCCCCGTGATGGACGCGCTGCACTGCGCCCACATGGAGACCGAACTGGGACACTGCATCCGCTTCGCCATTCGCGTGCTGGAGAGCAAGGACCTGCCCGTCGACGTGGTCACCGTCTACGAGTTCATCCAGCAGCGCACCTGCGCCATCCGCTTTCCCGTGGGCAGCAAGCAGGCCACCCTGCAGCTGCTGGCCGAGCTGGTGCAGTACTCGGCGACGCCCGACGCCGCACTGGCGTACTTCCTGAGCCGCGCCACCACCGGCGAGGACGAGATGGACGCCGAGGAGCAGCCATGGGCCTGATCCAGCTGCTCAAGAACGGCGCCGTGCTGCGCTACCGAGATGGCTTCGGGTTCTACGCCGTCAAGGCGGGCCTGCAGAGCCCGGTCGATCAGGGCCAGGCCGAAGCAGCGGTGCGCGCCGGCAAGGTCCGCCCCGAAGGCCGCGGCCCGGACAAGTTCGGCGTCTTCCACTTCGCTCTGGCGCGGGGTGCTGCATGAGGGCGCCGTCCGAACGCTGCCTACAGGTGCTGGCATTCATGCGCGAGTTCCTGGCCGAGAACGACCAGCTGCCGCCGGCGTGCGCCATCGCCAAGCACTTCGGCTGGGCCTCGGCCAACGCCGCACAGGAACACATCAACTCGCTGCGCGGGCATGGCCTGGTCGAGACCAACGCCTGCGGAAAGCTGCGCTTCGTCCGCGCCACCCCCAACACCTCCGAGTGAAAGCCCCATCCATGATCACCCTCACTCTCCCGTACCCCATCAGCGCGAACCGCTACTGGCAGACCCGCGTGATCCGCAAGGGCGCGGCCAGCATGGCCATGACCTACGTGAGCACCGAGGCCAAGGCCTTCAAGGAGCGCGTGGGCTGGCTGGCCAAGGCGGCGGGCGTGCGCAGCCCCATCGCCGGCCGCGTGGCCATCGCCTACACCCTGCACCCGCACCGGCCCCAGGACTGGGCGCGCCGGGCGAAGCGCGACCCCATGGCCTGGGACGACACCGTGCAGTGCATCGACCTGGACAACGCCCAGAAGGTGCTGCTGGACGCTCTCAAGGGCGTGGCAATCGAGGACGACCGCTGGGTGCGCAGCATCAACGCCCAGCGCGGCGAGCCCGTGGAGGGCGGCAAGTTGGTTGTGACCATCACGCCGCTGGCCGTGGCCACCGCGCCCGTGCCGGAGCAGGGCGACCTGCTGGGAGCGCTGGCATGACGGTGCTGGCCAAATGCTCCAAATGTGGCGCCCTCAAGGACCAGGACGAGTTTCCGCATCGCCTTGGCGCGATGCGCCCGGGGAGCGTGTGCAACGCGTGCAACAGGTCCAGCTCGGCAGAAAGAAACCGCGAGTACCGGCGCAGGAATCGTGAGGCCATCAATGGCCGCCTGAAGGAAAAGCGTGCCGCCGCGCCAGCGCAGGACCGCGAGGAGCGCCTGGCCCAGCGTGCCGCGCGCGCCATGGCCAGCGCCCGCGCCACGGCCGGCATGGCCTGCTCCAGCACCGTGGCCATGGGCTCGGCCACCGGCCAGGCCCAGCCCAAGGCCGAGATCCTGACCTGCGAGGCCTACCGCCGCGTCGTTGCCAGCCTGCCGTGCATCTCCTGCGGCATCCACGGCTACAGCCAGCACGCACACCTCAACCTCGGCAAGGGCTTCGCGCTCAAGACCGACGACCGCACCGGCTTCCCGCTGTGCTGCGCGCGCCCGGGCATCGAGGGATGCCATGTGGCCTATGACAACTACCGTCTGGTCGAGGGCGGCAGGGAAGGGCACCGCGCCTATGGCCAGGAATGGGGCCGCATCACCCGCCACACGATCCAACAGCGCGGCCTCTGGCCCGCGCGCCTGCCTCTCTGGAGCGAAGAAGCATGACCAAACTCGTCCTCACCAAAGACCAGCAGGGCAAGCTCTGCGGCATGGACCCGGCGGGCCAGCGGGCTTACGGCCGGTTCAAGGCGGCGGTGGCTGCCCTGGAGCCTGGCCAGACCATGGCCTTCACGTACAGGCTGCCGCGCAGCCCGAAGCACCATGCATTTTTCTTTGCCAAGCTGCAGCGCCTGCTCGACAGGACGGAGGCCTTCACCGAACTGAACAAGTTGCGATCCTGGCTGACCCTCGGCGCCGGCTACGCCGACTTCGTGCCCGGTCTCGATGGCAAGCCGAACGCTATACCGCAGAGCATCGACTTCGACAGCATGGAGGAGAACGAGTTCTGCGAGCTGCACCGGGCCGTGGACGCTTTCCTGTGGACCGGCCATGCCCAATCCATCCTCTGGCCCGCTTTGAGCATTGGCGACCGCTGGGCCTGCATGGAATCGTTCATGGGAGGGTTCGAGCGATGAAGCACATCCCCAACAAGCCGCGCCGCGTGCCCGACGTGGTGCCGAAATTCTGGCGCGCCAAGCTGGCCCCGACCACGAAGCTGAGCGCCAAGGTGGCCCATCACGACCTGGTGCAGCGGCTGGAGACCGGCACGGCCACCGTGGCGGATCTTTGGGACTGGATCGAGACCGGCTTCACCTACAGCCAGATGTTCCGCCTGCTCCACGAGGACGGCGAACGCTTCACGGACGAGGCCATCAAGGCCGTGGACGACCAGCTCAACACCTACCCGGCCGTGTGCCAGCGCCTGAAGAAGACGAAGAGGGTGGGCCTGTCTGGGCCAGAACTGCAGATCGCGCGCCAGGCCGCCCAGGTCTTCGACGGCCTCATCGACCTGGACCGCAACGGCATCGCAGTGGCCGCCGTGCAGTGGTCCGATCAGCAGATGCGCCAGATCAGGGGAGCCCTGCACATGCCCTGAAAAAGGAAAGCCCGCGCGAGGCGGGCGATCCCGGTCTGTGACCTGAGCAATCGCAGTTTACCGGGAGAAGCCATTGACCACCAGCACCACCACGCCGCAAATCGACGACCGCACCAGCGCCGACATCATCTGGGCCACTATCCAGGACCTGCACAGCCAAGAGCAGGTGTGCACGCGCGAGCTTCTGCACGAACTCACTGGCCTGAAGATGCCCATCATCGACGACCACGTCTCGCGGCTGATCGACGACGGACGCCTGCGCCGGTTGCGCGCTGGTGTGTTCGCGATGCTGATCACGCGCCCTGAACCTGAGGCCTTCTCGATCACTGAACTGCCCGAGGGCCTTGTGATCATTGAAGTTGGGGATCAACAGCTCCGCACCAATGAGGCTATGGCGCGCCGGATTGCCCGTAGCCTGATGGGCTATGCCGTGCAGTTCTCGAACCTCCAGAATCAGCATGATATGGGCGCGATCCTCACGGATTACACCGTGCGTCATCGATCACAGGCCAATGAAATTCAGGAGTTGCGCAAGGTGGTGCAGCAGCTGCAGAAGAGGGTGCAGGATGGGGATGCGGGGCAGATGTCGCTGATTGGGTGAATTGGCAAATGAGTTAAATTTCGGCTTTTAACCTGCAATGGAGGAGTGAAATGCAAGACCATCCACATCAAAAATATATTGATGCGGCTTCAGCCGGACAATTGGAGTATTTTTTGAAAGAGGCCAGGTCTCGGGTAAGTGATTTCTGTGAAGAGCTTTATCAGTATCAAGGCAACGAGTTCAAGATAGATAAGAATTCTTTGGCAAATGGAGAAATACCTGACGAATTGACAATAGGGACTCGTCTTGGGCCTATGAAGCTTCGCGTGGCGTATGCACTGGATGGCAACCGGGTTCGGGCGTGGATGGTGTTTTTTGACGAAGACACTTACTCGGTGCCTTTGCAGACGAGACGCCTGCTGGCGATCAAGCTTGGGCCTGAAGGCTGGATTGGCCCTTTCAGGGAGGGCTATCTCAATAAATTCGGCAAGTTCGCTGTAGAGGAAGTTTTGCGCGAGGCGGTAGCAGCGAAACTTCGCCTTGACTCTGACTTCGTGGCCGGAATCAGGTAGTCACCCGGCTAGGGTTCGCCTAAAAGACACGCGCCCGGGAGACTCCGGGCATGCCATCTTCACCGCATCCCGATCAAGCCCCCAGCGCAGGGGGCGCAGCCCCCGGCCCCCGCTCCCCTGACTGGGAGCGCATCGAGCTGGATTACCGGGCGGGCATCAAGACCCTCCGCCAGATCGCAGACGAGAACGGCATCACCCATGGCGCCATCAACAAGCGCGCCAAGCGGGATGGATGGGAGCGCGACCTGTCCCAGAAGATCCAGGCCAAGGCCGATGCGCTGGTATCCAGGGCGGCGGTATCCAGCCAGGTATCCGCGGATACCAAAGTCCGTGAACGGGCTGTCATCGACGGCAATGCCCAGGCTGTGGCTGACGTCCGGCTGGGTCACCGAAAGGATGCGCGTCGCGTCCGCCAGCTCACCAACAGGCTCATGGACGAGCTGGAGCAGCAGACCGACCCGGCCACCCTGGCCAAGCTGCAGGAGCTGGCCGCTGCCGTCGTGGCTCCCGGCGAGAAGCCCGGCCGCGACCGCTACGGCGAGCTGCTGGAGGCCGTGATCAGCCTTCCGGAGCGCTCCAAGACCCTGAAGGTGCTGGCCGAAAGCCTGCGCATCGTTGTGGACATGGAGCGCACCGCCTTCGGCATGGACAAGGTTGATCCGGGCGGTGCTGGGCCTGGGGAGGGCGGGGTGGCCCGCATCGCTGTCGAGTTCGTGCGGCCCGCTGCGCGGGAGGACGACGCCGCATGAACGCGCCTGCCGAGCTTCCCTTCACCAAGCTGCAGCTGGCCGAGAAGCTGCAACCCCTGTTCTCGCCCAGGCGCTACAAGGTCATGCACGGTGGCCGTGGCGGCGGCAAATCCTGGGCTGTCGCTGCCGTCCTCCTGGCCATGGCCGCCGACCGGCCGCTGCGTGTGCTGTGCGCTCGCGAGGTGCAGAAGTCCATGAAGGACTCGGTGCACCGCCTGCTCAAGGACACGATCTCGCGCCTGGGCCTGGAAGCCTTCTTCGAGGTGCTGGACTCCGAGATCCGGGGCATCAACGGCTCGCTGTTCCTGTTCTCGGGCCTGCAGTCCCACACGGTGGACACCATCAAGTCCTTCGAGGGTGTGGACATCGTCTGGGTGGAAGAGGCCCACGGCGTCAGCAAGAAGTCCTGGGACGTGTTGATCCCGACCATCCGCAAGGAGGGCTCCGAGATCTGGCTGACCCTGAACCCGGACATGGAGACGGACGAGACCTACCAGCGGTTCATCGCCACACCCAGCCCGGACACCTGGGTCTGCCAGATCAACTGGCGCGACAACCCCTGGTTTCCTGTGGTGCTGGAAGACGAGCGCCAGAAGGCCAAGCGCTCCATGCTCAAGGACGACTACGAGCACATCTGGGAGGGCAAGGCCCGCAAGGTGGCGGCCGGCGCAATCTATCGCCACGAGGTGGAGCACCTGTATGCCGACGGCCGGGCCTGCCGCGTCCCCTATGACCCGCGCCTGCCCGTGCACACGGTCTGGGACCTGGGCTGGAACGACGCCATGACCATCACCATGGTGCAGGTCGGCCCGCAGGACGTGCGCGTGATCGACTACCTGGAAGACAGCCACCACACCTATGACTGGTACGTTGCCCAGCTGGAGAAGCGCCCGTATCGCTGGGGCATCGACTACCTGCCCCACGACGGCAAGACCAAGAACCCGCAGACCGGCAAGAACGCCGAGATGCTGCTGCGCGAGCTGGGGCGCCGGCAGGTCGTGTGCTTGGCCGCGCTGGATGTGGAAGAGGGCATCAAGGCCGCCCGCATGCTGTTCCCGCGCTGCTACTTCGACGCGGCGAAGACGGCGCGCCTGCTGGAGTGCCTGAAGCGGTACCAGCGCCACGTCAGCACCAAGACCGGCGAGGCCATGGGACCGCTGCACGACCAGTACAGCCACGGCGCCGACAACTTCCGCTACATCGCTCAATCGGCCGAGCACATGCTGCGCTCACAGCAGCAGCGGCCCGTCGCTCCTCGGGGAGGCGGCTGGCAGCCACTGGACAACGAGATAGGGTACTGACATGCAAGCCACCACCAACCATGGGGGCCTGCTGGCCCAGCAGCACGACGACAGCGGCGAGCCCCAGCGCGACCTGCGCGCCGAGTTCGTCCTGACGCTCCTGTCCAAGCGCCGCGAGGCCATTGCCGGCCGTGCCGGCTCGGGTATCGAGGAGGAGTGGACCGAGGACGAAGAGCACTACCAGGGCATCGACGACGCCAATCGCAATTTCCAGAATGCCAACCAGCTGTACCGCAGCAGGAAGGCCTCCATCATCGGCGGCCAGCCCAGGCAGCAGGGCCCGGCCCGGTCGGTGGTGTTCCTGAACATCACACGCCCCTACACCGATGCGGCCAGCGCGCGCGTGGCGGACATGCTGCTGCCCACGGATGACAGGGCCTGGGAGATCAAGCCGACGCCTCTGCCGCGCCTGAGCGGGCCGCAGCTGACCATGCTGGCCCAGGCCATGGGCGCCACGGACCCCGCCGCTGTGCACGCGCAGATGGCGGCCCAGGCGGGCCAGGCCAAGGAAGCCGCCGAGCGCATGCAGCAGGCCATCGAGGACCCGCTGGTGGAAAGCAACTGGCATGGCGAGGTGCGCCAGGTCATCGAGGACTCCGCGCGCATCGGCTCCGGCGTGCTCAAGGGTCCATTCCCCATCACCCGCACGGCGCGCATGACCCGGAAAGACCCAGCCACGGGCCTGACCGAGTTCATCAAGGTGGACGAGATCAAGCCCGGCTCCAAGCGCATCGACGTCTGGAACTTCTTCCCGGACCCGTCCTGCGGAGAGAACATCCATAACGGCAGCTACACCTGGGAGCGCGAGCACATCGGCCGGCGCCAGATCAAGGTGATGCTGGCCGATGAAAGCTATGACCGGGCGGAGCTGCTGGCCGCGCTGCGCGAAGGCCCGGCCCGCACCCGGGAAGGCACGGAAGCCGTCTACCGGCCGGGCGAGGACGAGTTCGAGATGTGGATCTTCTACGGTCATTGCGCCCGCGAACACTTGGCGCGCCTGGGTGTGGAGATGGAGGAGGCCGACGAGGACCGCGTGCCCACCATGGCGGTGATGATCAATGACCGCCTGGTCAAGGTCGTGCTCAGCCCCCAGGAGGATGGCGAGTTTCCCTATGACGTGCTGGCTTGGCAGCGCCGCCCTGGCATGCCCTGGGGTGTCGGCATCAGCCGGCAGGTGCGCACGGCACAGCGCATGCTCAACGGCGCGGCCCGCGCCATGATGGACAACGCTGGCCTTTCGGCCTCGCCGCAGATCGTCATCGGAAACGGGATCACACCCCAGGACGGCAACTATGGGTTGCGTCCCGGCAAGGTCTGGCGCGCCGAAGCCGATGCGGACGCCTCCGACGTGCGCGCCGCCTTCAATGCCTTCGTCGTGCCCAGCGTGCAGGCCCCGCTGATGAACATCATCAACTTCGCCCTGAAGATGGCCGAGGACACCACGGGCATGCCAGCCATGCTGCAGGGCATCCGCGGCGATGCACCCAACACCCTGGGCGGCATGCAGATGCAGAACAACAACGCCACCAGCGTGCTGCGGCGCCTGGCCAAGCGGTTCGACGACTACATGACCCGGCCCCACATCCAGCGGTACTTCGACTGGATGATGACCTACTCGGACGACGAGTCCATCAAGGGCGACTTCCAGATCGACGTGCGCGCCTCCTCTGCGCTGGTCGAGCGCGACGCCCAACAGCAGTTCCTGATGACGCTGCTTCAGGTGTCGGCCAATCCCATCTACGAGCTGGACCCGGCCAAGCTGGCGGCCGAGCTGTGCAAGGGCCAGCGCCTGGACCCCACCAACTTCCAGTACACGGATGAGCAGAAGGCTCAGCGCGCCCAGCAGGGCCAGGACCCGACGCTGCAGGCCAAGGCCCAACTGCTGGCCGCCCAGGCTCGCAAGGCCGATGCCGACGCCACCAACACCGGCATGGAGACGTTGTACAGCGGCGTGCAGACCGGCCAGCTCATTTCGATGAACCCGGCCGTGGCCACGCTCGCCGATGGCTTGGCCAGGTCGGTGGGCTTCCAGGACCAGGATGCCGCGCCCATCGTGCCGCAGGGAGGCTGGATCACGCCCCAGCAGCAGCCCGACCCTGGCGCCATGCCCAACAACACCGACCCGCTGACGCCGCTGCGCCCGGACAGCCCGCTGCTGGGCGTGCGCCAGGGCATCGAGACGCCCGCCGCTGACGGCGCGCGGGGCTGACCCCCGGCCAGGGTTCGTCATAGGCGCGGCTTCCCGGAACACTGGATGCCATGACAAACCCGGGCCTGGACTTCACCTCACCGACATGGCGCGCCATCGAGCGCCATGCCAACGCGCAGATCGACACCCTGCGCAAGAAGAACGACAGCCCAACCATGGACGCGCTGCGCACCACCGAACTGCGTGGGCGCATCGCGGCCTGGAAAGAACTGCTTGCGCTGGCCCCGTCAGCCCAGGCACAACCCGCCGACGCTGGTGGCGAGAGCTACTGACCTTGGCATGACACACAGGAGTGCATGACGCATGGATCCGCAACAACAGCAGGAACAGGCGCAGGAGCGGGCAGCTTTCGAGCAGGCCTTTGCCAGCGTGACCGGAACGGAGCCGCCGCCGGCCCCCGCCGCAGCATCTTCGGATGCCTCGGCCGAGGCTGGCGCAGCGCCCGCGCCGGCACCTGCAGAAGCCACCGCATCTGCGCCCGCAGTCGCAGCGCCTCACGCCAGCGATGCACCACAGGACGGCGCCGACGCTCCGCCCGCTCCCGAGGGGAAGCAAGCCCAGCCGGGGCAGGGGGGCACCGATGACGACCCGGTGGTGTTCGAAGGCTACAAGCGCAGCGAGCTGCAGCGCCTGCTGGGCAGCGCCGCCAAGGTGGATTCCCTCGAACAGCAACTGCGCAAGGCCAACGGCAAGATCGGCGAACTCAACAGCCGCATCCAGGCCCCGGCACCTGCAGCAGCCCCGACGCCGGCACCGGCGCCCGAGCTGCCCCCGGAGTTGCAGCAGTTCGAGAAGGACTATCCCGACGTTGCCAACTACGTCCGTGCCCTGGGCATCACGCCCCAGCAACAACGCCAGGAAGCCCCGCCGGCTCCCGTGCAGCAGCCCGTGGCCACGGGTGGCGAGCACACAGCCCCGGCCGAGCATGACCCTGCAGCGCTGGAGCTGGCCGTGCTGGACCGCATGCACACAGGCTGGCGCGACAAGGTGGGCTCGCAGGAATTCAACCTGTGGCTCACCTCGCAGGGGGAGCAGGTGCAGCAGGAGTTCGCGGAAGCGGGCACTGCTGACAGCCTGGGCGCCGTCATCGGCAAATATGACCAATGGACCGCTGCACGCACCGCCGCCGCCGACAAGGCCGCGAAAGGTCAGCAGCGGCTCAAGGCTGCCGTGACGCCCAGCGGCAATGCGCCGCGCCCCCAGACCGCGCCTACCGAAATGGACGCAATGGAAGCCGCCTTCAAGGCGGTGCTTGGGCAGTAAGCCCGCAAGGAGAGGAACATGGCTCAATTTCAAACCACCGCGCCACCGGAGCGGATCGGCAAACTCAAGGGCGAAATCCTGGCGCACGCTGTGGCCACGGAAGTGCTGGGCATCACAGGCCTGCAGCGCGCACTGCCCAAGAACAACGGCCGCACTGTCGTGTATCGCCGCTACCTGCCGTTCGGCGCCGCGAACACGGACTGGAACACGCGCAACCGCCCAGCGGTCAATGCTGCAGCCCACGAGCTGACCGAAGGCGTCACGCCCACGGCCGACACGCTGGTGCCGCAGGACATCACCGTCACCATCAAGCAGTACGGCTGCCTCTACCAGCTCACCGACCAGGTGGTGGACACCTACGAGGATGACGTGCCCGCCGAGATGAAGAAGCACTGCGGTGAGCGCGTGGGCCTGCTGCGCGAGATGATCCGCTACGGCGTCATCAAGTCCTGCACCAACGTGTTCTACGCTGGCGCCGCCGCGTCCAGCCGCGTCACGGTGTCGGCCAAGATCACGCTGAACCTGCTGCGCAAGGTCAGCCGCAACCTGCAGGCGAACCACGCCAAGCGGGTGACCGGCATCCTGGCGCCCAGCATCAACATCGCCACCAAGCCCGTGGAAGCCAGCTACCTGGTCTTCGTGCACACGGACGCCGAGGCCGATATCCGCGACCTGCAGGGCTTCGTGCACGTCAGCGCCTACGGCAGCCGCAAGCCTGTGCACGCCCAGGAAATCGGCTCCTGCGAGAACTTCCGCTTCATCACCAGCCCCGAACTGGCCCCGTACCTGGCCGCAGGCGCGGACGTGGCCAGCACCGGCCTGATGGGCACGGCCAAGGTGGACGTCTACCCGTTCATCATGGTCGGCGAGGAAGCCTGGGGCCAGTTGGCACTGCGTGGCGCCGACTCCATCGATCCGACCTACATCCCGCCCGGGGTGAAGGACAAGAGCGACCCGCTGGGCCAGCGCGGCTACGTGGGCGCCAAGTTCTACATGCAGTGCATGCTGCTGAACGAGGGCTGGATGGCCGTCGTGGAGGCTGGTGTCTCCGCCCTGTAAGGGCCGGCCCGCAGCCTGACGGTTCAGGCGACGGGTTCATACGGGTGGCGGGCGCATCGCCTGCCACCTTCTCCAACCTCAACGAGACATTCACATGGCAACACGCAGACAAATTGACGCCGGCGCCGAGTACCTGGGCCCCGAAGACACGCGCACCCTGGGTGAAATCGGCGGCCACGGCGGCATCGACGTGGTGGACAAGCCCCTGCCCATCGGCGCTCTGGAGATGGAGGCCTTCATGAACGAGATGGTCACCATCGTGGTCAACCCGTCGCAGGACCCCGACGACCCCAAGCTCGTACAGGTCGGCGTCAACGGCGTGAACCAGTTCATCCCTCGTGGCCGGCCTATCCCGGTCAAGCGCAAGTACATCGAGGTGCTGGCCCGCGCCAAGCGCACCGACTTCGGCCAGACGCTGGACGAGCGCTTGGGCGAGGCAATGAACCACCTGCATCCCATGCACAGCCTGCGCTTTCCCTTCAGCGTGGTGCGCGATGCGAATCCGTACGGCGGGGACTGGCTGATCGGCGTGCTTGCCGAGGCCCGCTGATCCAACGCTGAGGCCAGCCATGACCCTCGACGACCTGATCAAGCAGTACCGGGCCGACTCCATGGACGAGGCCAGGGCTACTGGCGGCGGCGATACCGATGTGTTCTGCAGCGATGAGCTGCTGACCATCTACGCCAACGAGGCCCAGGTTGAAGCCTGCCGCCGTGGCCAGCTCCTGCGCGATTCGGTCTCGCCCATGTGCCGCATCGCCTTCCTGGCCGGCGCAGAGACGGTGGACCTGGACAGCAGGGTGGTGCGCATCCTGCGCGCCTTCATCAACGGGCAGGAGGTCTGCGAGATCTCGGTGGACGAGATGGACTGCTACCACCCTGGATGGCAGTTCCAGGAGCGCCAGGACGTGCCGCAGCGCCTGGTGGCCGGCATGACCACGGGCAAGCTGCACCTGTGGCCCAGGCCTGCAGCAGACGGTGAGCTGCGCCTGACCGTGCAGCGGCTGCCGCTCAAGCCCATGCGCACGTGCGTGGACAAGCCCGAGATCCGGCCCGAGCTGCACTTCGCCCTGGTGCACTGGATGTTGTACCGGGCCTATGGCCGCGAGGACACCGACATGCACAACGACGCCAAGGCCGCCGTGGCCCTGGCCAAGTTCGAAGCGGAGTTCGGGCGCAAGGCCAGCGGGCGCAATGAAGAGTGGGTGCGCTCGCGCGAGGTGGGTGTGCCGGGGCCGCTGGCTTGATGAGCCCCCAAAGCTTTTACACAGGGCCCATCGCCTCAAGGATTAGGCGGTACGATTTCTCAAGGCCAGTGATTCGAAAGCCCGAAGGTAGTGGCGTATCAAGCCTGAACATACTGTGCCAAGCAGATCCCTCTTCAACCAGGAAATCCGGTGGCGCGTCCGGAAACTGATCTGCAGTTAGATCTACAACCAAGCTCCCCCGCTGCAACCACGCATGGCCTCTCAATGTCTGGTCATGAACATCGCCACGGTATCCGGACACGTAGGAAAATCCTTGAATTCCTGTGTCCTGTAGAAATGCGCCAAATAATCTGGAAGTGTCCCCGCAAGCACCTAACGGAAATTGCTGCATACCTAATGCCAATTCGTGTGGCGGGACTCGCAGAATTGCATTTTTAAAAACTCGGGCCATGGCACGGATTTTTTCAGTATCCAAACTTTTCCCCTTGATGGTTAAGCTAAGGTTGCATTGATGTTGACACCCCCACTGGGGTTCGACGCGCCGACAGCATATCCGCACACTGCCATGAGCAACTCCGCAAGGAACACTCATGGCAACGAATCCTCTTCTCGAAGCTGCGCAGCGGCGTGATGCGCAGGCTGCGGCGCGTGCGCAGCCCGGCCGCGCTCGGCAGACCAATCCCCTCGTCGAAGCTGCAGGCCTGTCCGGCGGCATGGTGCGCGGCCCAGGCACTGGCACCAGCGACTCGATCCCGGCACGGCTTTCCCATGGCGAATACGTGCTGCCCGCTGACACGGTGGCTGCGGTGGGCCAGGGTGCGCTGGATCAGCTGCGGGCGGCCACGCACACTCCCGTGCAGCGCTACGCCGACGGTGGTCTCGTGGATGATCCGGGCGCCGTCACGCGCGTAGGCAACAGCTACAGCGGCATGGATGTGCGCGGCAACGTCACGATCAACGGCCAGGCGCCGGGCGGCACCTTCAACGAGAACCCCGGTATGCGCTCGACTCCCATGGCGGCGGGGATGGCTTCTGCTGGTATCGGTGCGGCCTCTTCGCCATCGGCAGCGGCCGCGCCTGCCCCGGGCACAGCAGCATCCAACCCGGGCCTCACGCCCTCGTCTCCGACAGACTGGATCGGTCGCAACGCCCAGCGCAGCCTGGAGGTGACAGCCAGCTCCATCATGCCCAGCCGCGCGCGCGACGATGCTCAGGCTCAGTTGGGCCTGACGGCCAAGCCGCCCGGCGCACCACCCCAGGGTGACGACCTCATGGCACCGGACGCACCTGGCCTTCCCGGCCGCCGTCCCATGCCGTCCTTTGGCTCGCCCGCTGTACCCTCTCGGCCGGCTTTCGGCGCCCAGCAGCCGCGAGGCTATGCAGACGGCGGCCTGGTCGAGGACGAGCGCCGCCGCGCTGCCCTGATCAACCAGATTCCGACGGATGGGCAGCGGCAGGCCCCCCTTGCTGACGGCTCCCAGAGCAACCCGCTGAACAACGACTTCGGCCGCAACCTGGCCGCGCTGCCCAGTGCTGGCGGCATCCCTGGCGCTGCGCTGCGCGGTACCGGCCTGGTGGCCCGGGCCTTCGGCGCCTCGCAGCCCGCCATGTCGGGGATAGGCCAAGTCGCCCAAGCTGCCGCACCCTATGCGCCCGTTGTTGGCGGCGGTGCTCTCCTGGCCGGGGCAGCCAACAGCAGCACCCCGGCCGTAGCACGTGCACCCGCTGCGCCGCGCATGTCGTCCAATCCGCTTGTGCAGACCACCTTTGACAGCACTACGCCGGCGAGCGCTGCCGCACCTCGCGTCGTTGCGGCCACTTCCAGCGATGGAGCGATCAGCCCCCAGAGCCAGCAGGCCGCCCGTGGCTTGGCTTCCTATGCGTCCGAGCCGCCGCCCGCCATGGGGCAAAACCGCATCCCCCTCATAGAAGCCGCCGGCATCCGCCACAGCGGCAACGACTGGCAGGCCCGCAACGACCTGCGCAATGCTGCCGTCTCCGCCAGCTCCATCATGAACACGCGGGACTGGGGCGGTAATGGCGCCGAGAACAGCCCAGCAATGCAGGAGTACCGGGCCATGCTGGCCACGGACCAGGCGCTGCGCCAGGCCGACCCAGGCCTACAGGCAGAGGGCATGCGCCAGGGCAATGCTCTGGTGCGCGCAGCCATGGAGCAGCAGGGACAGAACCAGCGCGCCGGCATGCAGGCCGGGCTGTCGCAGCAGAAGCTGGACATGGACCGCGAGACACAGGGATACACGAACCGCACGAACCGGCTGGTGGAGGCCGCGCGTAATCAGGTGGCCGGGGAGCAGGACCCGGCCAAGCGCCGCAGCCTGGTGCAGTACATGCGGGACATCGAGGGCGGCACGCCGCAGGCCGATCCGTATCTCGTGGTGCCCGGCGGGCAGCAGGTGGATCCGACCAGCGGCCGGGCCTACAACACCCCGTCCACGGTGTTCAATCGCCAGAGCGGGCAGTTTGTGCAGCAGCCGGCGCAGGCGGGTTCGCGGCAAGCGCCGGCCGCTGGCACGGTTGAGGGCGGATGGAAGTTCCGAGGTGGTGACCCGTCCGACCAACGGAACTGGGAGCGAGCTTAGGGCTTGGCCTTGTACTGGTTCCAGGGGCCGTCTTCGTCATACAGCCGCCTGCACGCCATCCCAATCAGCTCCGCTGCCCGGTTGCTGCGCGTGTCCCCCGCCTTCTTCGCTGTGCACTCTGGCCCGGACTTGAACCCCAGCATGCCCCGGCCATCTCCCTGGGGCACGGCCTGAATCCCGCCCGGGTGCTCAGCGCTGCAGACTTGGAATACCGCCTGGGCCGCGACATCGTTCTGCGTGCCCGGGAGCTTGTCCAGCAGGCAGGTGGCCATGTTGGCGGCAAGGGCCGGGGCGGCGAGGAGTAGGGCTGGGAGGAAGAGGGTGGGGCGCATGTAGGGGACTGTAGCAGCCACGCATCGCCAATTCCGCGCCATTGGACAACGCAAGCAATCCGCTAAACTTCGCATATGGCTAAGAAACCAGACTGGGACTACGCACTACGGATTCGAGGGGTAACCCTGAAGACGTTGCCCGTTGCTGTCTTGGCCGAATACCTGAAGGAATTCGCGGCTCTCCTCGGAGAGGAGGCAAAGCCCGTCCTTGATGGAATCGTCAAGGGAAGCGTCATCGTTCGAGTCAAGCAGGCTGGCAACCACCCGGCCTACACCCGGAATAGAATTAAACACGCTGCGAACGATCCGCTGGGTCCTGGCGGTCGAAGTTTCGTGAGAATTGCGGAGCTTATGAGTCGCAATGGCGCAAAGGGGGAGATTGTTGATCGGCAGGAAAATACTGTCATTGCATTCCCATCGTTTGCGGCAAATGAAGAGCCCGCGGAGGAAATTACGATTTCTGAAGAGGGTAGCTTGGACGGCAAGGTCGTTGGCATCAGCGGCGCCGATGACACTGTTCATCTGAGGCTTCTGGACAAGGGCGGCAGTGAGTATCGTATTGTTCTGCGAGACATCTCAATGGCCCAAGACCTCGCCAAGAGATTTCGCTCTGACGTGGTCCGAGTGCATGTGCACGGGACTTGGCGCAGAACAGCAGATGGGAAGTGGACCCCTCACGCGGTTTATGCGGATCGCGTTGAAGTCCTTGACACGACGTCGGCAAAGACGGTGTTTAATGAGCTACGCTCCATAAAGACCGGGTGGTCAGATATGGTCGATCCAATTAAAGAGCTGGCGGATATCAGGGAGAACGGATGATCTGTACGCTTGACGCATGCGTCCTTGTTTTGTGGGCCAACACTCATACTGACGAAGGCATGCTCGCCCGTCTTGATCATTTGCTCGAATCAGTGGCGAAGGCAGATGGTGTTCTTGTGCTGCCCACTCCGGCTATTGGCGAGCTCCTAGTACGGACCGACCAAGGAACTTCCGCTTGGCTGGGGGCTTTGCAAAAACGCAGTGTTGTCAGAGTGGCTCCTTTTGACCTTCGAGCTGCCACGGAATGCGCAATGATTCACCGACTGGCTGTCAAGGCTGGCGGGAAAAGGCATGGCACAAAAAGCGGCGAGCACTATCAAAAGATCAAAGTTGATCGTCAGATTGCTGCCATTGCTCGCGTTGCCGGCTCAGATTTGCTTGTCACGGATGATGACAACCTGATAGCTGTAGCCCAATTTATTGGCATGCAGGTGACTCGTCCTAGCCAACTGGAGTTGCCATCATCGGCGGCACAAATTGACTTGGACCTGAAGATCAAAACGGCTCAAGAAGCGAAATCTCCAGAAGCACCAGTGGCAGCGCAGGCAGCCGCCGCGCAGTTGCCGCCAGTCGGTGGCGCTCCAGCCATCTGAAAAACGCACTCTATGGGAAAGCCCGCCCCGCGCGGGCTTCGTCGTTTCTGGGCAACAGTTCCCTGAAGAACCCCCGTGCAGGGTTCCCGAGCTTTCGCCCATGGCCTGTACCTTCAAGGCCCATGAGCAACACCAACGCATTCCCATCCCCATGTCCACTGTGCGGCCAGACTGCCCGGGCGTACTCCGAGGACTACGACAACTGGACGCACTACTTCTGCCCTGGCTGCCGCGAGATCAAGGTGAACAAACTGGTCAGCGATAGCCTCCCGGCGGCGTCTGTCGAGGTGCGCGAGGCCTTGTCGGCACAGGCGCGGGCGTTGCGTGAGGGCGAGTACCTGAACTTCAACCGGGATTTCGACCAGCCGATGCAGGGTCGGACCAGATCGCCCTGGAAGGCTGAGATCCGGACGCGGCCTGTGTGAGCAGGCACTGGATTTGCCATCCGAAATTTACCCGCAGGACCGATTCGTCTTGAGCCGCCATGATTGCGCCCATTGCAACTCTCAGGAGATCCTGATGACAGAGCGCGCTCAGAAGGCCATGGCTGACCTCGAATCTTTCTTCCAGCAATTTCGGTTTGGCGGCCCACAAGTTCGTCAATCCCTGCTGCCTCGCCTTGGCCTGCTTCGGTCCGAGATCACATCGGTGGCCGGTGCGGACTCATACGTAATGCAGAAGCTCGGGTCTTTGGAGGAATCCTGCCGAAGGCTTGCGCGGCTTCGCCAGCCGAAAGGGTTCAGCGATTCAGACGAGATAAGCAGAGGACTCGGCGACGTCTCCGTTATTCGTGATTGGCTGGTAAGGCTGGGGGCCTTGCCGGACCCCTTCCCCAAAGAGTAATCACGCCCCCGCCCAGGGTTCGCGCTCCAGCCCCTGCGTGGGAACACTGGGGGCATGGCACAAAGCAATGACGCCCCTTGGGAAAACTATCGGCAACCGGCCAGCGGTGATTCCGCTGGTCCGTGGAGCAACTACGCGGCCAATCCAGAGCTGGGTCTTGCCACTCCGAAATCCAGCACCCTCTCCGACCTCGGCAAGTCCGTAAAGGCTGGCGTCCAGCGGCTGCCGGGCATGGTCACGGGGCTGGCAGACCTGCCTATCGCCCTTGCCACTGGCGCGCGCCCCGTCTCGGCGGCTGCCGATGCGCTGGGCGAGGCCACGGGTTTCCAGCCTGGCAAGTGGGCCGACGAGACGAAATTCTCCCCTGCGTATGAGGCCGGGCGCCAGAACGTGGACGAGGCCTGGAAGGACGGATCGGCAGGCGATATCGCGCTGGCCTACCTGAAGAACCCGGCGTACACGGCGAACCAAGTGGCCGAGTCGCTTCCGTCGATGGTGGCCGGCGGCGTCCTCGGGCGTGCGGCCATGGGCGCTGGCGCAGTGGCTGCCAAGGCTGCCAACGCCGCCACGGGCACGGCGGCGCGTGCAGCCACACCCGGTGTGCTAGCGCGCACCGTGGGCGAGAAGTGGGCCGCGCCGGTGGCGGCAGGTATCGGCGAGGGCGTGGTCACAGCCGGCCAGCAGATGGAGCAGGCCACGGGCGAGGACCAGCAGCGTAACGCGGTGGCCGCCCTGGGCGCTGGCGCGCTGACGGGCGCCATCGGTGTCGGCGCTGGCCGGGTGGCCAACCGTCTGGGCCTGGAGACCGCCGAGACAGCCATGGCCAAGATCGGCACGGGCGCGACCACGGAGGTGCCGCTGTCGGCCCAGCGCCGCATTCTGGGCGGCATGGTGTCCGAAGCGGTGCTCCAGGAACTGCCCCAGTCGGCTCAGGAGCAGATGTGGCAGAACTACGCCGACGGCAAGCCGCTCATGGAGGGCGTGGCCCGGGCCAGCACGGAAGGCGCGATTGCGGGCGGCGTGATGGGGGCGGGCGCCAACGTGAGTGGCGGCGCAAACCGTCGCGCACGCCAGGCAGACCAGCAGGGCCGCCAGCGCGCGGAGGATGCCGCAGCCAGTGCCAACCAGCTGGCCGAAGAGGCAAGCATCCAGAACTTGGCCGGGCAGCCGGTCAACCCCGTGGACCTGGGCGCGCCCGCCAGCTTCGAGGACCTGGTGACTTCCAGGCCCCAGGCCGAGCCGGACCCCTACACGGCATGGGACCAGCAGGTGCAGGCTGGCGCACGTACCGCGCAGCCGGGTGCTGCTGCTCCTGCAAAGGCTGCTGGCCCTGCAGTGGACCCATTCACGGACTGGGATGAGCAGAACGCTGCGGTGCGTGAGTTCCTCAGTCGCCCGCAGGATGCCCCCCAGCAGCGTCCAGACTACCTCGCCGAAGTCCAAGCCGCCGTGCGCAGCGGCACGCAGTTCTCCACCCAGCAGACGGTGGACACGGTGCGCGATGCGATGGAGGACGCCTGGCTGGCTCAGAACGTGGGCGCTGATCCTGCGGGTGCGCCAGCCTCTGGTGCTGGGCTGCAGGCGGCAGACGCCATGGGCGTGCAGCTGCAGGGCCAGTTCCAGCAGGCCAGCGAGGATGCCGGCATTGCCGCTGTGGACGCCCGAGTGCGCACCGGCCGCATTCTGTCCGGGCTGCAGAACCTACTGGACGGCGGCGCCCAGAACACGGCCCAGGTGCTGGGCGGCCTGAACGAGGGCCTGGCCCGCATCAACGAGCAGCCGTTGGACACCGCTGAGACGCAGCGCGTGCGCCGCATGGTGGACGCCTACATGGGATTCCGGGGTGTGGGTGAGCCTGCGCCGCTGCCGGCCGACCGCGCGCCAGCGGTGGACCCCTTCGCCGACAACGCCGCCATGGAAGCGCTGATCCCCCAGCGCCCGCTGCAGCGCCCCTCCGAGCGCATGGGCATCAACCCCGCAGACGGCCCGCTGTCGCGCGGCGCAGCGATGGCGGTGGATGCCGGCTTCGACGCCACCCAGCAGGCCACCCTGCAGGCCCAGGAGATCGCAAATGCCCAAGGTGCCCAGGCACAGGCTGCCGCCGTGGCCGCCCCAGCAGCCAATCCCCCAACCGGACCCGGCGCCCTGGAAGCCGCTGGGCCTGGCCCCCTGACCCAAACCACAGGAGCCACCTTTGCCCCGCAAGCCGATCAAGCCCAGCAAGCTGGCGCGCAACCTCCGCAAGCAACTGGAGCGCCAAGCGCGCCGGCTGCTGGTGCTGCTGCAGCGCAGGAAGGTCTGACCAATGCCAGCACCACGACTTTCAACGATGGCGCGCAAGGCGGCCCGGCGCCAGGCGCGCAAGGACAAGCGCAGGCAGCAGCTCCCCGCCCGGCCAACTGGCGATCCAGCGCGCTTCCTGCCGGCCGCGTGGCCCGGAGTCTGGGAATAGATCCCAAGGGGAAGAGGCTGGCGCAGATCCTGGCTGAGATCGATGCCGCTGATGCGGCGCGATCGAACCCCGTATCACCAGCGACGAGGGATGCACAGCTTGCCAAGCTGCGCGACGAATTGGGCGAGGGTGTGGGCACCTATGCGCAGAAGCTGGCGACAAGGTTGGGCGATGCGCGGTACAGCCTGATGCAGGCAGAGAGCCTGTCTCCTATGCAGCAGCGTCTTTCCGGCAGGAATCTGGCAGAAATTCGCGCAGAGATCGCGCGCTTGGAGAGCGCTGCCGAAAGTGCCACCTTGCTGGACGATATCGATTTGCGGGACGGCTTGAACCGCAGCATGCTGGCTGGCGCGCGACAAGAGCTGGATGCCAGCCCCCTCGGTAACCAAGATCGCTTGGCGGTTGCCTCGGCTGCCAGAGAGGCCGGAAATGCGGCAGATGCTGCTGCGACAGTGTTCGCAGCCGTGGATGGCGCTGAGACCCCCGCTCTTGCGCGCAAGCAAAGTCCTGATCCTCAGTTCAGCCGCGACATGCCCGAGGAGCTGGCCCGGGAGATCCGCAAACTGCGCCCACCTGTCTACCCGGCCACGAACGCCTCTGTGCGCCAGGCGGTCGGCCAGCTGGTCGGCAGCATGGGCATGCTGCCCAACCGCTTGGGCCGCATCGTGGTCACGACCTCGGATGACATCCGCGCCAACTGGGAGCCGCTGATCGGACCCGTGGCCATGGGTGCAGAGGGCGGCGGCAAGGCCCAGGGCTTCTACGATCCCAACACCAAGACCGTGTTCATCATCTCCGACCACATCGTGGCCGGCGACGAGCTGGGCGTGGTGGCGCACGAGCTGATGCACAAGCACGGGCCTGCGGTGCTGGGCGAGGAGGGGTGGAACCAGCTGCATGGCGCCATCGGCGGCTGGGCCAGTGCGCAGGAGGGAAGCCTGGAGCGACAGGTCTACAACGAGGCCGCCGCGCGCGTACGCGATTCCCAACCGGCCGTTGCAGATGCGCAAGCCTACTCGTCGCAGGAACTGTTCCCCTACGCCGTGCAGGTCGCGCTGGAGATGGGCGTGCGCCCCAATGCGCTGGCCAAGCCTGGCACCGTGGCGCGCTGGCTGGACCAGGTGCGCAAGGTGCTGCGCCAGGTCTGGGCCAAGATCGCCGGCAGCCGAAGTGACTTTGGCAGCCAGGACCTGGTGAACCTGGCCTTCGGCATTGCGCAGCGGGAAAACCCAGCACATACAGGAGAACTGGATGGAGCCATTGCTTCGACTGCTGAATCGAGTGCCCAGCCAGAGCAGGCAGACGCCGCCTCCATGCCAGGGCAGGCCGGTGAGCGGAAAGATGAGCAGCGGGCGCGCATTCTTCAGGGGGATCCGATCCTGACCCTCACTGGCGAGGAAGCACCCCAAACCGGCATGCTGGCCGTGCGTCAGTGGGCAACGGAGCTATTTCGGCAGCAGGGTGGCAAGGCCGTGAACCCGGAAATCGGTGAGGTGACGCTGGATGGACGCTCGGTGCGCGATTCCATGGCGCATGGAAAGCCTAACCCGTTCAAATACACAGCGTTTGCTGCAGTGAAGGACGTGCTGGAGAAGGGCGCTGTCGTGCTGTCCACCCAGCATGGCCGCGATGGCCAGAGCTTCTACGTGAGCGCGCCAGTGCGCATCAAGGGTGTGGACGACGTGGTCACCGTGCTGGTGCGCCGCGATCCGAATGACCAGCGCATGTACCTGCACAGCGTGGCCACAAAAGAAAATCTCCTGAATCGTCGAGTTTCCGGGACTGACACCGCAGGCGGTGTGGAGCGATCCGGCTCATCCAATTCAGGAGACGGTTCGATAGTAGCGCAGCAGCAGCCCGCTGGCAAGTTGTCCTCTGAGGCGGTAGCCAATGAAATCAACAGGTTGTTGAAGAAGCCAGTGCAGTTCAGCCGAGCCGCGCCGGCCGCGCCCACGGCAAGCGACTACACCGCCGAGCAGGCCCGTGCCGCAGAGCATGCCTTCGGTGTCCAGGTGAAGCAGACCTGGGCCGAGCGTGCGCAGGCCATGCGCCAGAACTTCGGCACGCGGCTGCGCCAGGGACTGGTCGACCAGTTCGCACCCCTCAAGGAGATCAGCGAGAAGGCCTACATCCTGGCGCGCCTGTCCAAGGGCAGCGACGGTGCGGTGGAGGCGGCGCTACTCTACGGCAAGCCCTACCTGCGCGACGGCGTGGCCGACGTGGACATCAAGGACGGTGGATTCGCCAACGTGCTGGCCAGCCTCAAGGGCGAGCACGACCGGTTCTTCCAGTGGGTGGCCGCCCAGCGCGCGCAGCGCCTCAAGGCCGAAGGCAAGGAGAACCTGCTGACCGACCGCGACATCACAGCCCTGCGCTCGCTGGATGCCGGCCGCATGGCCGATGGCACGGCCCGCATGCCGCTGTACGCTGCAGCGCTGCGGGAGCTGAACGCCTTCAACGAGGCCAGCCTGAAGGTGGCTCGGGACTCCGGCCTGATCGACCAGGCCGCCTACGACCTCATGAAGGACCAGCCCTATGTGCCGTTCTACCGCCTCATGGAAGAGGACGGCGGCATGCGCGGCCCGCGCTTCAGCTCCGGGCTGGTGAACCAGCAGGCCTGGAAGAAGCTCAAGGGCGGCACGCAGCAGCTCAATGCCGACCTGCTGCAGAACACGCTCATGAACTGGAGCCACCTGTATGCCGCCGCCGCGCGCAACCGGGCCTCCCTGGAGACCATGGACGCGGCCGAGAAGCTTGGCGCTGCCGAGCGCGTGCCGGCGGACACCAAGGGCTCGGTGAAGGTCATGCGCAACGGCGTGGCCGAGCACTGGGCCATAGAGGACCCGCTGCTGGTCGATGCCATCTCGGCCATGAGCTACACGCCCGGCGGCATCGTCAAGGCCATGGCGCCGTTCAAGCGCCTGCTGACCTTCGGCGTGACGGTGAACCCCACCTTCAAGATCCGTAACCTGATCCGCGACAGCCTTTCGGCCATCGCCCAGAGCGACCTGAGCTACAACCCGCTGGAGAACGTCGCCAAGGGCTGGAAGGCCACGTCCAAGAACAGCCAGACCTATGCCTCCATGCTGGCCAGCGGCGGCATCATCAAGTTCGGCACGCAGGAGAACACCAACCAGCTGCGTGGCCAGATCGAGCGCCTGGGCGGCACCATGCTGGACAAGCAGGGCTTCGACAAGCTCAAGGACCAGATGCGCTCTCTGTGGGAGGTGTATGAGGAATTCGGCGACCGCACCGAGAACGTGAACCGCACGGCGCTGTACGAACGCCTGCGCGCCAAGGGCCTGAGCCATGCCGAGGCCAGCTTCCAGGCCCGGGACCTGATGGACTTCAGCATGTCCGGCAAATGGGAGACGGTGCGTTTCCTGGCCCAGACCGTGCCCTTCCTGAACGCGCGCCTGCAGGGCCTGTACAAGCTGGGCCGCGCCGCCGGCGAAGACCCGCGCCGCTTCGCCGCCATGGCCGGCGCCGTGTCGCTGGCCAGCCTGGGCCTGCTGGCCGCCTATGCCGATGACGACGACTGGAAGAAGCGCGAGGACTTCGACCGGGACAATTTCTGGTGGTTCAAGATCGGCGACAAGGCCTTCCGCATCCCCAAGCCCTTCGAGGTGGGCGCCATCGGCACGGTGGCCGAGCGCACGGCCGAGCTGATGATGAGCGAGGAGATGACCGGCAAACGCTTCGGCCAGCGCATCAGCGACATGGTGTTCAACACCTTCGCCATGGACCCGACGCCCCAGGCCATCAAGCCTTTCTTGGACGTCTACGCCAACAAGGACAGCTTCAGCGGCCGGGCCATCGAGGGCATGGCCGACGAGCGCCTGCGCCCGCAGGACCGCTACAACGAGCGCACCTCGGAGGTGGCGCGCCTGCTGGGCTCCTGGGGCCTGCCGGACCCGGTGCGCCTGGCCAAGGGGGAGTACTCGGGCCTGAGCCCGAAACAGGTGGACTTCCTGCTGCGCGGGTACTTCGGCTGGCTGGCCACGGTGAGCACCACTGCCACGGACACCATCGCGCGCCCGATGCTGGACCGCGGCGAGCGGCCGGCCATGCGCTGGCGGGATGCCTTCGTCGCCGGCAACTTCGTCGAGGAACTGCCCACGGGCTCCAGCCGCTACGTCACCACCATGTACGAGCAGGCCAAGGGCGTGGAGCAGGCTTGGGCCAGCCATCAGGCTGCGATCAAGTCCGGCGACGTGGAGCTGGCGCGCAGCATCCAGGAAGAGGAGGGGCCGAAGCTGCGCAACCGTATGGCCATCAACGCCGCCAAGCAGCAGATGGCCGAGCTGGGCCAGCGCGCCAAGAAGATCGAGGGGGACCGCCTGATGAGTGGCGAGATCAAGCGAGAGCGCCTGACCCAGATCGAGCAGCAGCGCAACGCCATCGCGCAGCGCGTGGCGGGGCTCACAGACTGATCGCGCCGCGCCGGATGAACTGCCAGATGAAGCCCACGGCGCCGAGCCCGAGGATGATCAGCCAGTAAGTCTCGATCATCGAGCGGCGCTCGGCGGGCGTGGTCAGCTTGAAGAAGAGGATGGCTGCGATCACGAGCAGCCAAAAGATGATGCCGGGCATGGAGACATGGTAGGGGCCGGCGCGTGCCGTCGCAATCCTCACTGCGTGGCACACCCCCGCCCAAGGTTCGACCCAAACGCGCGCACCCGGGAGACTGCGGTGCATGGACTCAATCCTCCACGACACCTGGCAAGGCTCCGGCAGCATCCACGGCCACGTCCCGGACCAGGGCGGCGGCAACTGGGTGCACCAGGACCTGACCACCTACCCGGCGAACACGACCATCGTGGCCGGCGGGAAGGGTTCGCTTGTGAACCCCGATGGACTGGTGTACGTGGACTATTTCATGCCCATGCCGACGGGTATGGATACCTTCGCGGCTGAATTCGAGTTCTTGTCCGAGCCTGATTCGGACGTGAGCGGTACAGAGTTCGGTGCGACGGTGGGCCTGGTAAATGCCGCCGCCGAGGTGGCGCTGCGCGTGGGCGGGTATTACTACTCCTATCCCGGCAATGCGAACTACGACCCACCGAAGTTCAACGCCTTGGTGCTGGGCGAGGAATACACGGGCCAGGAGGTCGAGGTCTCGCGCCCGGTTCCGGGTGGCACACGCGTCGTCAAGCTGATGCTGAGCGCGGCCAGCCAGACGGTGACGTTCGATGGCGAGGTGGTGCTGTCTGCGACAGAGGCCGTGCCTGCGGATGTGCAGCAGCTGTACCTGTCGTTCAAGCTGCTGGGCCGGCATTCGGTCAAGAAGGTCACCGTCACGGGGGGCGGCGAGAAGCCGTTCTGGACGGGCTTTCGGCGCACTGCCGAGGTGTCGGAGGTGACGCCATGACGGGGCAGAACAAGGCGCTGGGCCCGTGGCCCCTGGGTGTGGACAACCGCAAGGCAGACCATGCGCTGACGCAGGCCCAGGGCAATGTCGTGGTGGATCTGCTGCGCAGTGCCACGAACGTGGACATCACGGACGAGGGGCGGCTGCGGCGGCGCGCGGGCTTTGCCCTGTCATTGGCCGGCGAGAACGTGCATTCGCTGTGGTCGGATGGTGGCTCGGTGGGCTTCTGCGCCTCTGGCCAGCGCCTGCTGCAGCTCGATGAGCAGCTGGTGGCCACCGAAGTCCGTGACGACCTCATCCCCGGCCAGCCGCTGTCCTTCTGCGAAGCAGGCGGCACCTACTTCTACACCGGCGGCGGCCAGCTCGGCATGGTGCGCGACGGCGCGCGCCTGGACTTCACGCCAGCGCCGCGCGTCGTTCCGGCCCTGGACATCATCGCTGGCGCGCTGCCCGTCGGCCGGTATCAGCTGTGCTTTACGCACCTGGGCCCTGGCGGCGAGTCGGCGGCCACGCCCATCCAGGAGATCGAGCTGGCCGAGCCGGGCGGCATCTCCATCAGCACGATCCCGGCGGCCGAGACGCTGCTGGTCTACATGACCGGGCCTGACGGCGAGGTGCTGGGCAGGGTGGGGCGCGTGGACGGCATGCTGGACATCGTGGCGCCGCCGGCCCTGGGCGCGCGCTGCCAGACCGTGAACCTGGCGCCCATGCCGGCCGGCTCCATCGTGCGCTTCAGCAATGGTCGGCTGCTGGTGGCTGCCGGCAACCTGCTGGTCTACAGCGAGCCCTTCGGCCTGGGCCTGACCAACCCCAGCAAGAACTACATCCCGTTCCCGGCCCCGATCACCGTCGTGGAGCCCTGCGGCACCGGCGTGTTCGTCGCGGCCGACAAGACTTATTGGATCGAGGGCGAGATCACCCAGGCCTCGCTGGTGGTGCGGCTGCCTTATGGCGGCGTGGCCGGCTCAGGCACGCGCGATCCACTCTCACCCGAGACCGCGCTGTGGATCTCGGAGCGCGGCCTGGTGGTGGGCACGGCGGACGGCACGGCCACGGCGGTGCAGGAGCCCCGTCTTCTCCTGGCCGGCGGCGCGGCCGGCGCAACCCTGCGCCGCGAGCGCGAAGGCATGCAGCACGTTGTGACCGCGGTGCGCGACCCCATGGGCGTGACCGGGGCCTGCAGCAGCTATTTCGAGGCAGAGATCATCAGAAAGGGATCACGCAAATGAAACAAGCACATACCGCTGGTGGCGACGCCGGCATTGTCTACACCCTGGAGATCCTCCGGCGCGGCCAGGTCATAGACCGCGAGGTGGTGCACAACCTGATGCCCGAGGAGGGCCGCAACCACGGCGTCTCCGTGATGCTCAAGGGGGCCACACAGGCGGCGACCTGGTACATCGGCCTGTTCGAGGGCAACTATGTCCCGGTGGACTCGGACAAGGCGGCGACCTTCCCTACGCTGGCCACCGAGTGCACGGCCTACGCCCCGGCGACCCGCACGGCCTTCACCAGTGGCGCAGTGGCTGCCGGCACGACCGACAACACGGCCAGCCGGGCCGAGTTCACGTTCACCTCGGCCAAGACGGTCTATGGAGCTTTCCTCACCTCGGCCCAGGCCAAGGGCGCCGTCACGGGCGTGCTGCTGTCGGCCGCCCGCTTTACCCAGCCCAAGGCGCTGCAGGTGGACGACGTGCTGCGCGTGACGGCCTCGTTCTCCCTGCAGTCGGCATAAGGACCAGCACCATGACCACGTACGTTTCCACGGGCCTGCAACGACAGATGCTCAATGCTGGCGGCTTCAAGGAAGTGATGGACGGCAGTGAGGTTCGCCTCTACGCCGGCCTGCGTCCTGACAGCGCGGATGCCAGCATCGGCGGTGCCACGCTGCTGTGCACGATCAAGAACGGGTCCTCTGGCATCACCTTCGATGCCGACACCACGCCCGGCGTGCTGCTCAAGCCCACCGGCGAGACTTGGCAGGGCACGAACGTGGCCAGCGGCACGCCCAGCTTCTACCGGATGGTCAAGTCCGACGACACGGGAGCTGCCTCCACGACGGCTGCACGCGTGCAGGGCGATGTCGGCGTGGTCGGCTCAGATCTCAACATCTCGTCTGGCGCGCTTACTGCAGGTGCTCCGCAGTCCATCGAGTACTACGCCGTCTCTGTGCTGCCGGCGGCCTGAGCGCGCCATGGAGTTTCCGTCCCGCACCGGCGGCGCCCAGGGCGGGCTGATCAAGGGCAACCTGTTCGCCCAGTCCGGCATGCCCGCATTCAGCCACACCCGGCACGGCGACGCCGTGATCCACACGGTCAACGGCCGCATTGCGATCACGCGCGACCAGGCGGGCGGCCTGCCTCCCTACCTGATGTGCCAGCTCTATCTGGACGGTGTGCTGGGCACGAAGCGCGCGGGCATCGAGGCCGATGTGCAGACGCTGGAGACCTTCGGGGATACGCCGGCAGCAGGGCAGGACTGGCGCAGCGGCAACGGCGTGTTCGTTGGCGATGGGTACTTCCTGTGCCTGCGCCGCAATGCCGAGAGCACGGCGGCCCGTCCGGCGCTGATCAACATCGATGACCCCGAGGCGCCTGCGGTGGATTCACGGTCGGCCGACAACGTGGCCGGGGCCAATGTGTTCTTCGATGTGCCGTACCTGATGGAGCGCACCACGGGTGCGGGCTGCCTGTTCCCTTCGGTGATGGCCTGCGGCTGGCGCGACAGCGCGCGGCGCTACGGCTTCGCGGTCTTCGGGATCCTGGTGGATGGCACCTCGATCCTGCAGTCGCGCTATGTCTGCTTCGTCGGCGACACCGGCACGCGCTCCGTACGAATGATCGACCTCCCAACGCTGCCGGACTCGCCTTTCCCTGTGCTTGTCTACGGCGACCCCGACCGCAAGGTCTACAAGACCAGTTGGTGGGGCGTGGAGACCTGCGACTACCGTACCTATTACAGCGAGGCAGAAGGCACGACGCTGGACCCTGGGCCTGCTCGCTGCTACTGCATCGCGCCCGGCCACCTGGTCACGGTGCTGATGCCACAGGAGCGCCTGGACGTGCCGCCCGATGCGCAGGGCGGATACACCATCCACCCAAATCGCCTACCAGCAGGTTCGGCCCCGCGCCTGCTGCGCTCGCGCGACTTCGGCGAGACCTGGAGCATCGAGAGCGCTGATTTCCTGATTGCCGACGATCCGCCAGCGCCTGATCCCCTGTTCGACGGCACGCCAACCCAGCGCGTGAGCTGGCAGTCCATGTTCATCGCGGCGCCATTCGGCGATGGCCGCGTGGCCCTGACCGCCCACGGCAAGAGCCTGGGCAGCTTCTCCTATGAAACGGCCGAGAACGAGAACTTCGCATCCGCGCACCGGGCCTGGCGCTTCTACGTGGCCGACAGCCACGGCAGCGGCTTTCGCAACGTGCCCTGGCCGCTGGACCAGATGCGTGGCTACTTCGAGAGCGTGCTGGACCTGGGCGGCGATGCCGAGCGCAGCTACGAGTACCCGCTGTTCTATCCGGACCAGCGCGCTGCGCGTGCGTACTCCTTCGGGCCGGGCAACTTCACGATCTGCACCATGCGCTCGCACCTGTCCCTGCCGGGCCTGGTCTGGGGCAGCTATCCCCAGGACTACCCGGTCACGGCATGGATGACCGGCGACTACGGCCTGACCTGGACAGCCCACCTGGTGCCCGACAGCTGCAAGCCCTATGCGACACGGCTGCAGGAGCTCAAGGACGCCTACGGCATGGGCACCGGCAACGGCAGCCAGCTCAGCGACGGCTGGGCGCTGAACTGGTTCAAGCTGGGGTTCTATGAGCCCGCCGTGCCAGCCGGCGCCGAGGCCGCGCAGCCGCCGCTGGTGACGGTGATGACGCACGATGTGGTGGGGCCGCTGCTGCTGTGTGCCAGCACCGACGCGGCCGCGCCCGTCGAGAGCCTGGCGCCCATCAAGGAGCCCAGCTCCATCGACATCACCGTGGCCGCTGACCCGACCAACATCTATGCGGAATTCAGCCGCGTGCCCTACGAGTGGTTCTACACCGGCGACGCGCTCAATCCCATGTACCCGGAGCTGGTGTACCCGGGCTATCCAGAATTCGAGGTGGAGCCATGACGACGCTCATCAAATCGGAGCGCTTCGACACGCCCGAGCCATTGCCTCCCGTGCCTCCGGTGGTGCGCCGATACACGGTCACCACCCAGGTGCCGAAGTACGGCCGCATCCCGGTTTTCACGCGCGCAGAGGCGGATGTGATCCTGTACCCCAAAGTGCCAACGGCATTGGCGAGGGCGGGCATGGACCTGAACGGCAACTGGATCCTGGTGCACAACTGGTACAAGACCGTCATCACGGGCTACACGACGGTGACGGAGGTGCGCACAGATGTGATCCCGCAGCCACAGCCCCCCCAGCCTACGGCGACTCCTGTGCCAGATGCATGGGACGCCACAGCCCGCTCGATCGACGCCTTCGCGGACCCTGTGCGCGCCACGTTCGCATTGGGACCGGGGACGCGCGGGGCGGTGCGGGCTGGGCTGACCTTCCTGGAAGCCAAGCCGGGCACGGAGCAGAGCCACATCATCCACGGCTTCAAGGTCGAGTCCGGCATGGCCTATGTGCAGACGCAGGCGCCCGCCGGTTTCCCGCCCTCTGACGCTGCCACGGAGACCATCATGCCGGCCCGCAGCGTTGTGCCCGGCGATGTGATGCGCATCGATGTGGTGGCCGGCGTGGTGAGCTACTTCGTCAACGACCAGTTGATGGCGCGCGGTCCGTCCTATCTGTCCAACTTCCCGGCGCACCTGGGTGCCGCCCTGTACTCGACAGCGGACTCAATCCAGGGCGCCACCATCGAGCCACTTGGCGCCACGGGCCGGGGCCAGGCCCAGCTGAAGCTGGTGGCGGTGGGTGGCCCCACCGACGCTGGCAGGCTGAAGCTGCGCCTGCATGCCAAAGGCGGTCAGACCGGTAACGGCTTCAAGCTGCGCCTACACGCCACCGGCGGCGACAGGCCGCCCGGCTACGGCCAGGCCCACCTGCCGGCACTGCGCGCCCAGGGGTTTGGCTACACCGGGGCGACGGCACAAGCCACAGTGCGCCTGTTCTCGCGGGTGGTGTCGTTTGGCAGCGACAGGCCCTACAGTGCGGGGGCTCTGGTATTGCAGCTGGCCACCCTGGCGCGCACGGAGGCACCGGCCACCGAGGTGATCGGCTCAGCTCGGGGCGTGATGGCGGTGCTGGAGTCCACGGCCACATTCCCGCACGCCGGGGCCTACGAGGTGGTGCGCGGCGGGGCACAGTTCGAGGGGGCAATCTCTCCAGTGCTGCCGCATCAGGCTGCAGGCCGGGCTACTGCAGTGTTCAAGGGATCGCGCCGCCTGCTCGATGAGTTGCTGGTGCGTTGCCGGGGCAGCAGTGCCTTCGGCGCCCAGCGGCTGCTGGATGGCGCGCTGGTGGCACAGGGGCAGATTGGCGCGCAATGGCTGGGCCTGCTGCTGGTCTCGGAGTCGCTGCACACCGTTGGCGTGGCCGGCGTGGACCTGCTGGGCCAGCGCACCGTCGGTGAGGCCTTCACCACAGGCGCCACGGGCGACATCGCAGTGCAGGCCGGCCAGGTGCTGCAGGCCGCGCTGCAGGCGCTGGGCTATGCCGGCGTGGCGGTGGGCGAACCTGGCCGCAACCTGTCGGTCTGGTCGATCAACACCGCCACGGGCGCGAGCTCGGCCTATGAGGGCTATCCCTTCAACAGCTTCGCGCGCATCGGCGGCCGGTACTTCGGCGCCACGGCGGACGGAATCTACGAGCTGGAGGGCAACGACGACGCCGGCCAGCCCATCGCAGCCCACGCCAACTTGGGGCAGCGCAATTTCGGCTCCAACCGCCTGAAGGCCTGGCCTACAGCCTACCTGGGTGTGTCCAGCCGTGGGCACATGGTGGTGCGCGTGACAACAGAACGCGAGACGTACACCTACCGGGCGCGCAGCAGTGGCCGGGACATGCAGACCCAGCGCGTGGACTTCGGCCGGGGCCTGCGCGCCAACTACATCACGCTGGAGCTCATGAACGAGTGCGGCGCCGACTTTGACCTCGATGGCATCGAGTTCACGGTCGTTGAACTTGGAAGGAGGATCTGAGCATGGCCACCGAAAGCACGAATATCAGCATCATCATGCTGGAGCGGATATGGGAGCTGCTGAACGGCATCATCGATGAGAAGAACAGCGCTGCCGAATCGCAGCTCAATGCTGCACTGGGAGCTGCAGGCTCCGTCGCGGTAGAGTTCGATAAAGGCGCAGCCACAGCGGCCGCCTCTGCCATCAATGCGGTCACAGCCCCAGCACTGGGGCCGATGACATCGCCCGGCACTCCGGCATTGCTGCCCTCGGCGCCAGACCCGGGCCAGGCCCCGACACCCGTGGCGATCCTGACTCCGGGCCTGGGAGCTATCGACCCGATGGCGGACTACGGCCAGGCGCCTGCATTCGACGATGCCGATGCCTTCACCATGGACAGCCTGCGCAACCTCTACGAGAACGACCGGGCCGAAATGCTGCAGCAGCTGGAGTTCTCGTTCCAGGGCTTCATGGCCGAGTACTTCCCGCCAGGGGGCTACTTCGACATGGCCACGGCCTGGCTGGAGCGCGTGCTCGATGCCCAGGGCACCGGCATTCCCATCGCCGTGGAAAGCGCCCTGTGGGAGCGCGACCGGGCACGGCTCACGGCCGAAGCCAGCCGCGCGGAGGACGAGGCGCTGACGATGTGGGCGGGCCGCGGCTACGCGCTGCCGCCCGGCGCCCTGGTGCACAGCACCCAGCTGATCCGGGCCGGCCTGACCAATGCGCTGGCCCAGCAGTCGCGCGACATCGCAATCAAGGTCACGGACGTGCACGTCGAGAACGCGCGCCTCGCAGTGGGGCAGGCCGCGCAGATCCGCTCCCAGGCCATCGGCGCCGCAGTGGAGTACGTCAAGGCCCTTATGGTCAGCCCACAGTACGTGGGCCAGTGGCTGGGCGCACTGCTGGATGGGCGTGCCAAGCTGGTCGGCGCCCAGGCCGACGTGTTCCGCACGCGGGCCGGCGTGGCAGTGGACGTGTTCAAGGTCGGCGCGCAGACCCAGCTCGACAAGTTCAAGACCTCGGCCGATGTGGGGATCGAGTCCGCCAAGACGCAAAACGCCACGGGCCTGGAGGCCTATCGCGTCGGCGCCGACGTGGGCCGTCAGCAATTCCAGGCCGAATTGGACCTGTACCGCAGCTCCGAGCAATTCCGGCTGGAGCACTTCAAGACAGTGGAGGACCGGGCCCTGCGCTACTTCGAAGGCGAGTTGCGCGCGGCCCAGGTCAAGGGCGAGATGCTGACTCGGGCCGGCGAGTTGGGCGCCCGTGTCAGTGAAGGCGTCTCGAAGGTGGAGCTGGAGAAGGCGCAGATGAAGGTCCAAGCCATGATGGAGGCCGCCAAGATGCTGGCTACCCAGTGCGCCGCTGCCCTGAACAACATGCAGTTGTCGGCCCAGGCCAGCAATTCGTCCACGACCAGCGGACGCATGTAGCCTGCCCCCGGCTAGGGTTCGCCTCCGGGTGGCCCTGCCGGGACACTGCGGGGCATGACCAAGCCGGCCAATCTCAAACTGCAGATCTACCAGGGCGCGACCTTTCGCAAGCGCCTGCGCTGGCTCAACCCCGACAAGACCCCCATCGACCTGACGGGCTGCACGGCTCGCATGCAGGTGCGTGAGGAAGTGGAGTCCGCGGCTGTCCTGCTGGAGCTGACCACGGAGAACGGTCGAATTGCCTTGGGCGGCACGGCCGGCACGATGGACCTGCTGATCGACGCTGGCACCACGGCCGCCATCACCTGGGGCGGCGGGGTCTGGGACCTGGAGATCGTCCACCCCGGCGGCGAGGTCACGCGCCTGGCCCAAGGCTCCTGCTGCGTGAGCCCGGAGGTCACCCGTGACTGATTTGCTGGTCGTCCAAGAGGTCGAGATCCTGGCGGAAGAGGCCCAGGACTCGGTGCTGGTCGAGCAGGTCGAGGAAATCGAGATCCTGGCTGTGGCGGAGCAGGGGCCTCCTGGCCGTCCCGGCGAGCCCGGCCCTGCCGGCGGCGCATCGGTGCAGCGAACGTCCGGCACGAACCTGTCGGCCTTGCTCGCGGTGTACGAACTGAATGGCGTAGTGCGCGCGCTGAGCGCTGACGATGCGGCGCACATCGACCTGTTGCTGGGCATCACGATGACGGCGGCCCAGGTTGGCGAGCCCGTCAACGTCCAGAGGCTGGGGTCCATCGAGGACTCCAGCTGGAACTGGGTGCCAGGCCGGATTTACCTGGGTACCCATGGATCGCTCACCCAGACACCGCCTACAACCGGCTTTGACCTGCTCATCGGCTCCGCCACTTCCCCCACGCGCATCGCGCTGAATCTGCAAGACCCTATTTCACTGGAGTAAGCACCATGGCAACTCAACCTACCCAGGGCTTTCTGGCCCGTATCTCGGGCAAGACCCGCCAACTCTTCGGCCTGGCCGTGTCAACCGGCGCAGCGGACGCAGGCAAGCTCGTGGCCACCGGATCGGACGGGCGGCTGGACCCCTCGCTGTTGCCCGCCGGTATCGGTGCCAATACGACCATCGTGCCGGCAAGCGAAGCCATCGGTGCGGGCAAGTTCGTGAATTTCCATTCCAATGCTGGCGCACTGAATGTGCGACTGGCCGACAACAGCAATGGCCGTCAGGCCGATGGCTTCGTCAAGGATGCCGCGGCTTCGGCTGGCAGTGCCACCGTGTATCCCCTGGACACCACGAACTCCTCGCTGACTGGCCTGACGCCGGGCAGCCGGTATTGGCTCGGCACTGCGGGGGGTGTCCTCGCCGCGGCCCTCGATCCCACGGACACGGCCAATGCGAGCAAGGTCTGCCAGGAGCTGGGCACGGCCAAAAGCGCGACTGAACTGGTCACGGATGATCTTGGCTACGTGACCCTCTGAAATGACTGCACGGCGACCACTTGTCAGATTCGGCGGGCGCATTCGGCAGCTGCCCAGCGGCGACACGCTGTCTGGCGTGCGCGAGATGCTCACTGCCGCTCGCACCTACTATGTCCGCACTGATGGCAGCGACAGCAATACCGGGCTGAGCAATACTGCAGGCGGGGCGTTTGCGACGATACAGCGCGCAATGGATGTTGCTGGGATGCTGGATACAGGCATCTTCAATGTGACGGTTCAGGTCGCGGCTGGAAGCTACACGGGGACGGTGAACATTCCCTTGATGGTCGGCAGTGGGTTGCTTGAAATTATTGGCGATGTTTCCGTGCCTGCAAATTGCAGCTTTTCGTCATCTGGCACATGTTTTCAGGCGGCTGATTATGCGAAAGCTTCTGTCGTAGGATTCAAAGTATCTGGTTCTATTGGGATGCGTGGAGTTCGTGGCGGCGGTCTATTCTTTGCCTCAATTGATTTTGGTAGCTGTTCATCAAGCCACATAGAGGCGTCAAATGGTGGGTGGATTCGATCTACAGGTAACTACACAGTATCCGGAGCATCTCCACGACACATCTACTCATTCACCCTGTCTCGAGTGCTAATACCAGGTGGAATTATCACCTTCAGTAGCACGTTTACTTATTCGGATGCTTTTGTACGATCCTCGCTGGGTTCCAGTGTCCAGGTGCAGGGTGCAGTGTTTTACGGTTCTGCCATCGGGTCAAGATATCGCGTGGAGTCCAATGCAGTGATCGATACTTTCGGAGCCGGGCCGAACTATCTGCCCGGAAATGCAGCAGGCACGAATGACGGAACCGGGGCCTACACATGACAACCTATCAGCTCACGGGTGAAAAATTTGTCTATCGGTGGGAGGGCGGGTTGCGTGTGACGATTCCGCTCATCGATTTCCCCGACCGGCTGCCAAACCCAGACGCTTTGGAATACCAAGCGTGGCTTGCCGCGGGCGGCATACCGCTGTCTGCCGAGTTGCGGCCGGCTGCCGAGATTGCCGCAGCCCTTCGCCAGGCCTTGGCCGTGGAGTACCGCAGGCGCATCCAGGTGATCGCCGCAGGCTACCCGCTGAGCGAGCGCGAATCGTGGCCCGTGCAGACAGAAGAGGCAAGGGCGCTTGAATCCGACCCAGCAGCGGGCACGCCCTGGATCGATGCTGCAGCGCTGGCGCGTGGCCTCGACCGCCTGGTGCTGGCAGAGCGCATCCGCGAGAAGGACGACAAGTACCGCCAGGTGCACGGCCTGCTGACGGGCACCCGGCAGCGCATCGAAGACCAGATCGACGCGGCGGCCGACGACGCCCTGGCGCTGTCGCTGATCGACGTTGGCGCGGGCTGGCCAGCGTCCCCCGTATAGGGTTCGACCGCGCGGCCCGGCCCCGGAATCATCGGGGCCATGAAGAAATACCTCGTATCCCTGCTCGCGCTGATGGGCATCCACCAGCACCTGAGCGCCGAGCAGCGGCAGGACCTGGCCAATGCTGCTGTTCATGCCACGCCAGGCGCTGCTGCCACCGGGGTGTTCAAGGTCTGGGGGCTGCCGCTCAGCGAATGGCTGGTGGTGGCTTCGCTGGCATTCATCGTGCTGCAGGCTGGCTACCTGATCTGGAAGTGGCGACAGGACTATCAGCGTGCCCAGCAGCGGCAGCGCCTCGCGCGGCTGGCTGGGCTCAAGCCTGAGCCTGAAACGGACTGGGGCGCGCCATGAGCAAGACCCCGCGCACCGCCGTCGCCGCGCTCACCATCTCGGCAGCCGGCCTGCTGGCCACCATGGGCGTGGAGGGCTTCCGGCCAGATCCCCATGTGCCAACCCAGGGCGACAGGCCCACCATCGGCCACGGCTCGACGGTCTACGAGGACGGCACGCCCGTGCGCATGACCGATCCGCCCATCACCCGCGAGCGCGCGCTGCAGCTGGTGCGCAGCCACACGTCCAAGGATGAGGCCATGTTCCGAGCCAGCCTGCCGGGCGTGGCCCTGTACCAAACGGAATACGACCTCTATCTGGACTTCACCTACCAGTACGGCATCGGCGCCTGGCGCACCAGTCCCATGCGCGCGCGGCTGCTGGCCGGGCAGTTCGCGCCCGCCTGCCAGGCGCTGCTGGGCTATCGCTTCATGACCAGCCCCAAGCGCGAGGGCTCGGGCTGGGAGCCTTACCAGTGGGACGCGGCCGGCCGCCCCAAGCGCTGGCGTTTCGACTGCAGCACGCCAGGCAATCGCATCTGCCGCGGCGTCTGGATCCGTCAACAGGCGCGGCATGCCGCGTGTATGGAGGCCCAGCCATGAGCCCGATCTGGATCGCAATGTGGTGTTACTGGTGGAGGGGAGGGCGATGATCCCGGCGCTCTACACCCACCTGGGAGCCGCCGCCTTGGCCGCCGCGCTGGCATGGCAGTTCCAGGGCGCGCGCCTGGGCGCCGAGCTGGCCGAGGCTCGGCTGGAAACCACCACCCAGCAGCTGGCCACCAGCACGGCGCAGCGCGCGGCCGACGCCCGCGTGCGCCAGGCCGAGCAGGCCATGACCAAGAAATACCAAGGAGCCCTCAATGCCGCTCGTGACCGCGAGGCGCTGCTGCGCCGTGACCTTGACCATCTGCTCGCTGTCTCTGACGGCCTGCGCGAGCAATCCGCAGATGCCGCCCGCCGGCTTGCCAGCGCTCCCCCCGCCGCCGTCCTTGAGTACGCCACTGCCCTCGGAGTCGTATTTGAAGACTGCCGCGCAGCGTATGGGGACATGGCAGCAAAAGCTGCAGGGCACGCAGCTGATGTCCAAACCCTCGGCGCCGCCTGGCCCGTGATCCCGCGCCTGCCGGCCGCAGGCACCACCGCAGAAAGCAATCCATGAACACCTCTCCCATCAAGCCCACAATCGGCCGCCGTGTCTGGTTCCGCCCGAGTGCTCGGTTTCTGGAGCGCAACCCAACCGTGACGCAACTGGGGTCTGGCCAGCCGATGGACGCCGGCATCGTCTATGTTCACCACGACCACATGGTGAATCTGGCCGTGTGTGACCACGTTGGCCGGACGCATATGGTGCCGAGCGTGCCGCTTCTGGCCGGTCAATGGGAGCCGAGCGACGATGACTACATGGTGTGCGAATGGATGCCGTACCAGAAGAGCCAGGCGGCGAAGGCCGAAGCCGCGCCAGGTGCGATCGAATCCAAGGCCTACGGCGACGGCACAACAGCCACCGGCCCAGGCCCTCTGCCCGACCTCTCTCCGGCTGAGCAGTCCATCGAAGCCGAGATCCAGGCCAAGGGCAAGACAGCGGCGCGGGTCACCCCCGATGACATCCAGCGGGAGATCGTGGAGGAGACCTACTTCACTGCTGCCGAAGGTCGGCACGGGCACTCGCACAAGAACCACGGCTTCGAGTACGCCGAGCCGGCCAACAGTCCCCTCAACTTGCTGACGTTCTGTGTTCTGGAGCTGCGCAACGGCTTCACGGTGACCGGCGAAAGCGCGTGCGCATCCCCCGAGAACTTCGACGCCGCCATCGGCCGCCGCATCGCGCGCGAGAACGCTTTGCAAAAGATATGGCCGCTGCTGGGCTTCCGGCTGCGCGACAAGCTGGCGGGCATCAACGACCCCAGCAAGGCCGAGCAGGTCCTGGGCGAGGTGCTTTCTGTGGTGCAGCACTACCTTCCGCCGGATGGTGGCACGGTTCATGAGGCGATGGACAAGATCATCGGGCTGGTGGACCCCTGGCCTCTGCATGCTCGGCCCCTGCCTTGTGGCACCAAGCCGCGCACAGCGCAGTCTGCCATCGATGTAGCTGCTGAAGAATATGCCCGTGATGAGCAAAACCTGAGCATCTCCAAATTGCACAGCCGTGAAGCCCAGGATGCAGTCACAGCCGCCTTTGAAGCTGAGCGTGCAGCAGACGCGGCCTGCAAGGCAGCTCTGGGCAAGCTGGCAGAGGCGGCGCTACCCAAGCACCCGGACGCAGGACAGAGCTGA